GATAAATGCTTTAACAGGCTTACCATTAATGATCGCCATATTTTCTGTTACAGGATCTTTAGGTGTTTGTTCTTCAGCACTTGGAATAAGCTTACCAATATTCTTAATACCTAATACTTCTAACATCTGTTTATTAAGTTCAGGTAAATCGTAGATTTGTGGATATTGTTGTGCCATTTGCATCACAGCTTGATACTGAACAACCTTTTGTGACATGGTTGCAGCATTAGGATCTGATACTGGAATAACATCGACATTATCGTAGTCAGCTTGTTTAGCTCTTCTATCACCTACTTCAGGGTCATAATTATATTCTTCTGGAGTGTAATCACGAATGATGTTCTTAAGAAGTTTAAACTCTTGTTTCATTGCATAGTAAATACGCGCTTGTACGGCACTCATTACTTTTAATGTGCGTTCGAGGATCGCTAATGTTGTACCGACTGGCGCATTAGCTGACATGTCTGAAACTTTTAATCCATCTGCGTTAGCAAAAGCTCTGCCTTCTTCGATGATTTGATTCATCAAACTTTGTAATACTTGTGATGGTTCTTTGTATGGAAGCGGTAAGATGTTGTCACGCACTGCACCACTTGGTACATCTACGTCACGCCATTCACCTGGAGCGATTGGTGTATCATCGCCTTTGATTCTTAAACCACGTGATTTAAGTCCACCTGGTAGATTTGATAAAGTACCCGCATCAACAAGTTGACGAAGAATCATTGTACCTGACTTAGCAAAGGCACCTATTAAATGAATTAAACCGAAGCAATAGAAGCCAAAGCCAGGTATGTAACCGTAATGAACAAAGTGATTACGTTTTAATTTTAATTTATCATCAGGATTCCAGTTACGACGAATTGCTAAAATTGTACCTGTGCCTTTTTCAATAGTCACAATATAAGGTAGTGCAATACCATCATCACTATCACCATTTTCTAAATCTAGATTGACATGCATTTCTAGAATCTTATAGCGATCATCTTCTGTTGGATTAAATCCTAATTTCTCTGCAATCTTTCTTTCTGCTTCATCAACATCTAAGAACGGCTCACCTAAATCTGTATCTCTATAGAATCCAGCAACGATTAATTTGCGCAATTCATTTTTTGTTTTACGCATCACATGAGTTACACGTTCAGCTGTTTCTAAACTTGATGCACCATATGGCACTACGATATCTTCTGCAGGCACATACATAGAAACTTGGCGTTCTAAGTTTGGATCATAATAAACTTTCTTAAATGCATTACCAGCTAAGCCTAATCCCCATAACATTCTTTCATGCTCTGGTCTGTACTCAGGCATTGCATTGGTTAACTGATAGTTCATATCTTCTTGAACTCGTTCAGCTGCGTCTTCTTTTTCTCTTGTTTGTTTACCTACGATTTGAGTTTTAACTGGGCCTGATGCTGGAAATGTCTCCATCATAGTTTCAGCTTGGAATTTAACCAGCGCTTCTGTCATCAAGGGGTGGTACACATTGCATGCCCCAGGCCACGGTTCTGTGCGGTCTTCAATTTTAAGACCGAGTAATTCTAATCCGTCTACGTATGTTGTTAACCAATCTTTTCTAGAATTAATATCGGCATCATATTCACCAATAAGATCACCAGACAATTCTGTAAGTTGTCCTTCCTCTAACTCTTCTGCTAAGTTAGCGTTAAATTCATCATTAGCTTCTTTACCTGGAGTAATTGTAATTTCCATACTGCCATCAGCAAGTGTGACGCTTTCTGGGTTTTCAATTTCAATACTTAAATCAGGTTGAGCACTCGCTAACTCTTCTAATCCTTGAGGAGCTTGACTTACACTTTTATCTATATTGACTGCCATAATTTAATCCTTATACTAAATACAATCTATTTTTATTTGACTTGAACCCATATATTTCTTCAGGTTCATCACTAGGTAATCTAATAAAGCCACCTTGTCTAAACCTCATTAATGCTAGTGTTGTTGCGTCGACTAAGTCGTCATTTGCTCCACTAGGAAAATCATTACATTCCTCTATTACTTCTTTTGCCCAACGTCTATCAGGTGCCCAGACAATGCCTGATCTAAATAAATCTGATACACTATTAACACGACTGATTTTATCTTGGCCTTTACCCGGCGTATATTCACCGACAGGAATACCCATCCTTCTGAACTCTTGGTAGAGTGCAGCGCCGTTAGATTTCTTTTCTACAATAAACGCATCAGGCTCCCACTCTTTGTATTCTTCAATACACATTTCTTTAAGCTCAGGAAACTCCATACGCTTTTTGATGCTGTTTAATAGTATTATATTATAATTATTGGTTTCTTCGTTAAAAAAGACACCCCAAGTCGTTAAAGCATTGAAGTCAGCCCTGTTATTAGACTCTTGAGCCGCGTCTAGACTCATGATTGTGAATTCACAATGAGGTGGATCTTCTTCTTCCCATATCTTCCACCACTCTCTTTTAATCAGTGCACCCTCTTCTGATACAGGGTTTTGCATGTATTGCGAGTTCCAATACCGAATATCTAACGCTGCTTTCTTAGCTAGTAACTCTTTTAAAGGCCAGAACTCAGGCCAGAGTGACTCCATCTCACCTTGTTTATTCTCAATAATAGCTGGAAACTCAACCACTTCCCACTGATCTACTTCATCGTTCTTCACCATCTGGTTAATAATTTCACCAGTTAAATCTAATTTACTCCACCTAGTCATCACTACGATGATCGAACCACCAGGCATAAGACGTTGTAGAGGACCAGACTGAAACCACTCCCAAGCAGGCTTAAAGACATCAGCCCTTCCAAGTTTTGCATCTTGCTCTGAGTGTGGATCATCAATGATAAAAAGATCAGCCCCGCGACCAGCGAGGGCACCACCAACACCAATAGCAAAATACTCTCCATTAAAGTTTGTTCCCCATCGTGAAGCGCTCTTCGAGTCAGCTTGTAATTCTACTTGCGGAAATATATCTTTATACGCGTCACTACCCACAAGATTACGTACGCGACGTCCAAAATTAACCGCCAAATCAGCCGTGTGGGATGCCATGATAACCTTCTTGTGAGGATATTTACCAAGGAACCATGCAGGAGCCAAGTAGGATATGAGCTCGGACTTGCCATGACGAGGCGCAATATTAACGATAACTCTCTTCTTTTTACCATTAGCGATGTCTTCAAATATTTGAGCCAGTTTTCGATGATGTTCTCCTATAATATAACCTGGGTATACGTGTTGTATAAAATCTAAAAATGTTTCTTTACCTGACTTCTGTACGATTTGTTTTTTATATACTTTGAGCAGGCGATTGGCTTTAACCTTTTGTTCATCTGTTAAATCAGCGAAGCTTGCTTCTAGTAGTGCAATATCTTCCTCGGTGATTTTTGGTTTTACTTCGTTACTCGCTACGACTGTCATCTTCGTCTTCTATAATTTCTGCGTCTACTGTTTGTGGTGCGGGTTTAATAAGTGCTTTTTGTTTTAGCTCGGACAACATCGATAATAATTCTTTTTCAACTTCTTCCATCGTCTCCATTTTATGCACAACTTCTGTTTTCTTCTTAAATGCATCTACACCATCTACTTCACCAATGGATCTTAACGCTGTAATTTGTTCTTTTGGGTTTTCTGATTTTTCAACAATGTCAACGAGTCTATTTACTACGTATAACTTTAAATCTGCTAAGTCTTTCACTATCATATGATTGTAGCAACCTACTAAGCCACCTAAGTAAGCCATGGTTTCATTTGCGTATAACCCAAATTCTTGTTTCATACCTGGGTTTTGAACCATTTTTCGAGCTAAGTCTTCTGCTTCTTTGATATTTTCTGCATCTGGCTTGATTTCTTCACCCGTTATGTCACTTATTTCTTTAATTGTGGTAGCACGAAGCGTAACTTCGTCTTCTACGGTCATACTTGGTAGGGCTTCTGTGGAACTTTTTGGAATAGGTATACCTTCTTCGATAGAAGGCACGATAACTACGGGGTTATTCGCGTTATCTTGTTGATTTTCTTGGATATTCTGGTCTTGCATGTGTCGCTGTTTACACCTTTTATATATTATGCAGCTGATTTGTGGGATTTTAACACAGAATTTTAGGAAAACAAGGTAAAATATAGTTTCAGAATAGGAGGTTTTATGGAGATTGATATAGTTTCTGTTGTTGATGTTGGTATTAACCTTGTTTACTTGGTAGTTACATTTTGAATTCTACGGATATCTTAATAGCGGTTGTGTATTGCATCGTGATTTACCTAGTCTATCTTATGCTATCTATGCCTGTATGAAGTTAACCACGTTAACCTCGGCCAACTTAGCTCACCTCTATGACATGGCATGCAAACTGCCACCATTTAACAAACTAAAAATGCCTAAGTCTAGCAAAGTTAAATTTAAAGTCATTAGTGACCCTGGTATTTACGGATGTTTTGACGAAGTTGAAATGCAGATTGAAATTAGTTCTGGTTCATGTGGTCACTTCACTACTATCTTTGCAACACTCCTTCATGAAATGGTTCACCTCGCTCTCTATATAAAGAAAGATCCTAAGTTTCACCTCCATGAGGAATCCTTCCTCAAAATTAAAGCTGTGTATTCCGAAGTTTATAGCCTCGATCCTAAAGCTATTTAATCTCTAATATAAAATTAATTACTCTTCTCTTATTTGTTTTTATAGGTAATAACCCTGTATGCCATATATTTGATTTGAATATAACTGCACGATTTCTTTTTGGAGTCACTCTCATCAATTCTGTTTTCTTATCTTCTTTGTACAATATAGTATCCCCATCTGCATCATCTACGTAATATAAAAGAGAGACATAGTTATCTTTAGTTGTGTCTTGGTGAATTGTTTTTTCTACGTACTCTTTTGGTATAACTCTATTTGTTAATAGATTAGCTTTTATTCTACCTATGCTATTTATTTTGTACTCAGTTTTATTTTCAAACACTTCAAGCATAGGATGTATATTTAAATACCACGCTGATAAAGGTTGGTCGTTGTAAAAATTATGTACGAGCTGAGGTTCGTTGTCCCCTTCGTATGATGTGTATTGATTTAAGTACCACGGGAAATTAGCTGAGTTTAACTCTTGTAATACTTGGTTAGCGAAGTCTTGAGGTAAGAAGTTATCTATAATCTGCATCGTTCTATTATACCCTAATATTTGATAATTTTTTTGTAGAAATTTTTTTCTATGTGCCTATTTTTTAAGCACGGGGGGTGTTTCTATATTTTGAGTTTTATTGTAGTTATTCGCGCAAATCTAAGTGTATATGATAAAAAATAATTCTTTCTACATTTTTGGGGTCCCGGGGTATAGGTGGGGTCCAGCCCTGGAGGCCTCTCGATCCTGGTGCGCCGGTAAAATAATTTATATTAATTAGTAAAATAATACTTGACATATATTAATTTAATATGTATCCTTGATCCTGCAGTATTTAATTAACTATTCTAAACAGGAGTATCAAATATGAATATAGCTCAAACAATAACCGATAACATTATTAAACAGTTAGAAGCTGGAGTGGCTCCCTGGGTTAAGCCCTGGCATTCACACGGCATCGATGCACCATATAATCCAGTAACCAAGCGTTACTATAATGGTATTAATTTCGTACAGCTCTCGATGATGCCTGGATCAACTCACAATTGGTTAACATATAAACAAGCTCAAAGCATCGGCGCTCAAGTGCGCAAGGGTTCCGTTGGAGTTCCAGTTATCTATTTCAGTCCGCTCGAGGTTACTGATAAGGTAACAGGCGACGCTAAAAAGATTCCAATGCTTAAGCATTACACTGTATTTAATGCGGATCAGATCGACGGCCTGGAGTTACCAGCATCAACCGAGCGCACCGAGATCGAGGCCATTGAATCATGCGAGGCATTCATTAAAAGACAACGTGCACGTATCCAGTTCGGAGGCGATCGCGCATTCTATACTCCAACGTTCGATTATATTCAACTCCCGGAGCGTAACCAATTCAAGTCAACTGGTGATTATTATGCGACAGCATTACATGAGTTATCACACTGGACAGGCCACGAGTCACGACTTAACCGCGACTTTAAGAATAAGTTCGGATCAGAGGCTTATGCGTTCGAGGAGTTAGTAGCGGAGTTAGGTAGCGCTATGCTATGCGCTCACAATAAGATCGACGGTCAATTACAGCATGCTAGTTATATCGAGTCATGGCTTCAAGTATTAAAAAGCGATCCTAAGAATATTCTTAAGGCAAGTGCGCTAGCTCAAAAGATCCTAGCATTTACAACCAACGAGGAGGCAGAGGAGGCTTAGGCCTCCCTGGAGTTTATTATGAATACATATATTAAGAATAGAATCGACCTACATAAACTAGCTATAAAAGAGGAATGCCGAGGCGGTGATCTCGATGAGAAATATGCCGGTGGTTTATGGGACTGGGCTGGAGAAATTGTTCATAACGTAGCAGATGAATCGCTCCAGGAGGATTTACAATGCGAAATCTATTATGCACTTCAAGAAGTATTTGAATCATTTTATAAAGGAGCTAACCATGAGTATCTATGAGGAATATTTTGATGGCCGTAAACCAAGTAACAACCAAGTTATGCAAAGCATCAAGCGCGGTTTAAAACAAGGTTACACCGAGTTCGAGGTAAGCTGGGGCGAGAACATGGTATCACTTCAAAAGAACTATGACGGCACCTGGTTCGGACACGGCTGGATTAGGAATATATCCGGTGACACGTTAGCAAAACATTTTGAACAGGGAGGATTTTAATATGAATTACTATGCGCTAACAAGTAACATGGTATGGGATTTAGGAGTCCAGTTATCACCAGGCAATGCCGAGTACTATGCCGTGGATCAATTCAATATACACCACGCGCCTGGAGGCTTTCTTATATTAAACTCAAATGAACTAAAAGAAGTGGTTCGACTTAGTAACAAAAGGTTAGAAGCGGAGGGCGTCTTTTGACGCCTTTTCTTTTTGGGGTAGAGAACAGGTATCAAGGCCTCTTGCTTATTTTGTATTTGCTTTTTGTAACTTGACAAATAAACTAATTTAGCGTATTTTAATAGGACATTCATTATCGGAAAGGGATAACATGCAAGTGATTAAATTCTTAAAACGCGATGCTATTAACATAGCTGGATCGTGTACTAAAACATCTAAAATGCCTAGTGAATCTTATTCATTACCAGCCAAGGCATGCATAACCGGATCGAAGCTAGCTAACATTAAGGGCTCAGTATGCGAAGATTGCTACGCATTAAAAGGTAATTATCATCGCTTTGCTAAAACAATAGAGCCGTTACAATATAAAAGGCTTGAATCTATTAATCATCCGTTATGGGTCGATGCTATGGTTAAGCTAATAGGTAATAAACCCTATTTTCGCTGGCATGATTCGGGGGATCTACAAAGCGTAGAACATCTACAAAAAATAGCAACGATCGCAAGGCGCCTAGATCAAACATTATTTTGGTTACCGACCCGCGAGTATGACATTGTTAAGGACTTTTTGAAAACCGAGTCAATCCCAGTGAACCTAGTTATACGTATGTCAGCCATGTATAAAGATCAACCAGCTAAGTTACCGAGGTCACTCAAGGGTTATGCTAATGTTTTAACCTCAACCGTACATAGTACAACCGAGTTAGACGGTTTTAAGTGCCTAGCACCTAGCCAACAAGGTCAATGTGGTTCATGCCGTGCTTGCTGGGATAACAAGGTTACTAATGTTTCATACCTTGCTCACTAGGTTTAACCTAGTTTTACCGAGCCCTCTTAGGAGGGCTTTTTGTTTTTCTATAGTTGACTATTTTACTCAAGTTTTATTTTTTAGGGGGATCGACATCAACGGGGGAGGGAACAGGTATCAAGGCTTCTTGCTCAGTTTTAATTTTGTTTTGCCAAGTTAAACTCGGTTTTAACGTGGTTTTAACTAGGTTTTTCCGTGTTCTCCTTTTTGTTCTCTCCATGTTCTCCTTTTTTTAAGCTAAGTTATTGATTTTATTGGTTTGTTCCATGTTCTCCTTGTAAAAATAGGGGATGGAGGGGTAAAAGTTTGGTAAAACTTGGTCTTACTTGGCTCTTTTTCGCAGTGTAATTTTCCAACCCATTCACTCTCGTTGAAGTGAGAGAACAGAGAACATTGCACAAAAAATAAGCATCTATAATAATAATAATAATAAAAATATTTATATATATCATATACTTAGTAATACCTTGTTTTCTTTTTTTCCATGTTCTCTGTAGCTATATGTAAAGTTAACCAAGTAGAACATAGAGAACATCAATAAAATCAAGCACTTACAAGGGACTCAAAACCAAGTCCCACCAAGCAAAACCCTTTAAAATCAAAGACTTACCAAAAAAACAAGGTAAAAACGAGGTAGAACACAGAAAACAAGAACAACAAAACAATAACCGAGTAAAAAACTCAAGTATTAAACACATCGCGACATCGAACCCATATAAAAAAGCCTAGCAAAAACCATGCCAAGTTAGTAAAGCTAAGTAAAAATAAATATATAAAATAAGTAAACTAAGTGTTTACAAATGAGAAAAAGAAGCGTATTGTTATTTCCAAGTAGTACAATCATTAACCACCGAGGAGAAGCAAACATGGCAACACTAACAATAAACATTACTAGTCAAGAACAAGATTTATTAACAACGGCATTACAATCCCACAAGGATTATTTAGAACAATTCGCATTAGAGTTTATGAACTCAGATAACGCAGACACAAGAAAAGAAGCTGAGAAGTTAAGAAGAGAGTTTTTTGAATCAACACTACTATGGAAAAAGATTCTTCACGCTAATGGAAAGGAGGGTAAATAAATGTACGAATTTTGGTATGAAGCGTTAGACAAAAAGGGCAGATTGTTAGGTATGGTACATGGTAAGAACGATGAAGATGCTATGAGTAAGGCAAGACATCTTTATGGACTAGCAGTCATTGAAGTTAACATTGTGGAGGAAACAAAATGAAAACATTTAAAGTAAGCATACCAAGACGAGTGTCTTTTACCGATTGCGAAGTATTCTTTGTTGAGGCAGAGACAGAACAAGAAGCTATTAGTATGGTGCATGAAAGTAATGACATAGGGGAGTTTGTGAATCAAGGCGATTATGAAACCGAGTATGTCTATGAAACCGAGGCAGAAGAAGTTAAACCATTGGAGGTGGCAGTATGAAAGTAAAAGACCTAATAGAAAAGTTAAGAGTTATGCCAATGGACTACGATGTAAGGATTGAGTATGACAAATCTTTAAAAGAAATGGAGTCAATGGCACCGGAAGATTTCCTAGTAAACTTTTGGATTGATAATGTAGAACTTCACAAGCATGGTTCAAGTGGGTATGAAGAGTTTGGCGAAGTTGTGATAAGGGGGACAGAATGATAGCGATTAACAACATAGAAGAACTAAAGAAGCATTGTAATGAAGACCCATACAACGAGTTTGTGATGCGTTTGAATGGTGGGTTTAGGTCAACCAAGCGTATCCAGTATTGGAAAGATGTTGACGCGTGGTACGTAGTACATGAGATTGACGATAGCGAAGTTGAATATGGTAGTACCAAAGAACTCATAGAAAACGAGCCAATGATTGTTAAGGCAATAGAGAACAACGCTTTTTATAAGGAGGATGTATGAGTGAAAGACTAAAAATAGAGGCATGGTATCTGAATGTAAGGTGGAATAAAGAAGTGAATGGGTATCAAGAAGAAGAGATTTACGATTTGCCTGTTGAAATTGTCAGACAGATTGATATATTTCTAGACGGAGTTGAGGAAGAGCGCAACAAGGAGGAAGAAAATGAATAACAAAGAAATACATAGCATGACACTTCGCGACTTGAAATCCCTATTAAAACAATTTAAGAGTGGACTAGTAGGCATGGGTATGCGAGATATTTATTTAATGCACTTAATTGAAGACGAGATTGATAGGAGGACTAACAGATGAAACGAGCAGACCAAATATATAACAAAGTATTAGACGCGATGCAATTAGCTGATGAGATAGAGGGAATAGAAGACCCAAAAGAATATCAGAACTTAATGCAACGGATAGAGAACACGGCACGAGTTAGGTTTTATAACTCAGTTGATTGGGAAAGAGATAATAAACAAAAATTTATTTCGGTCGATGAGATGACATCTAAACTTGTTAAGTTTGAAGCAGACTATTTAATAGAACACGAAGAATATTTATATGATATGCTTAGAGACGGCTTTAAGGGATTCGATAACTTTAGTGATGAAGAAATAGTTAAAGCATATATGGATAAATTTGGGGAGGATTAAGATGAATAAAGAATGGACGGCAGAGAAGTTTGAACCTGCAGAGGAATGGTATGACGAGTTAGAAGACGGAGTTGAGTACTGTGTTTATTGCTATGAAGAAGCGATGGATAAAATAGGTTGTTGTGGAGAGAATCACTTCTTGACAGGCAAAGAAATAAAAGACTACGAGAAATCAAGTAAAACCTATGACCCACCAATGACACAGACAGAAGAGTATTTACTAAACAAAGAACGTGAAGAGGAGCATAAGAGTTATGATTATTGAAGACATTGAGTTAGATACGATAACGCTGACAGGCAGATACTATATTGAAAACCAAGTAGAGCCGGAAGAATTTGTAATGAGGAGTGACGCATTGTCAGACGAGACGCTGAATATGATTTTTAGAGACCTAGGAAGAAGAAATATAAAACTAGAAAGGGTAGAGAAATGAGTTTAAATTACGCAACACCAAGTATTAATTATATGAGACAATATATAACCGAGTACATCAAAGCACGATACCCAAAGTCGCAGTTTAGCGAGGAAGTATTTGATGATGACACGATAAAAGAAATGTATGCAGAAGTTAATAGCAAATATAGGGAATAAAAATGACAGATAAAGAAAAAGGAAAACAGATTATCGTAGAGCAAGTGGTCGTGACAGGCTACGTTAAACATAGTAATGGCAGAAAAACACCGTTCGCATTCAACAAGAACGATTTTAAACCTAATGATTTAGTAGGTATTTTTGAAGGAGTAGGGAGGATATATAAATGACAGAAGAACAGAACATGACGCCAGAGCAACGACAGTTTGAAGAAGCCATTATAGATATGGCCGTGGCCGAGCATCACAAATACTGCATGGTATATAAAAGAGCCAAGTCAGAGAAAGATGCACGGATGTTTTATACTGCGTTCAAACTAGGTGTCACCAAGGGTATGCAATACGCAACAAATAAAATCATAGAACACAACTTAAAAGTGGAGGAAGAAAATGGAAACAATAGATAATGTAATGGAAGAAGTGCAAAAGGATATGGCAACAAGATATGATGCCGAGTTTAACAAGATTAGATTCTATGTGGATACGGCGTATGAGTTAGGTTTATCACATGGTAGAGCCTCAGCAAAAACAGAAATCATTAACTTAATACAAGGGGATAACAAATGAAACGAGAACTAAAAAGCAAAATGGTATACGACGCATGGAAAGAATATGATAGGGAGATAACTATGAGTGAGTATGTGACCGTACCAAAGGCTAGGCTTCGCCGTTTAATTGTGACAGAAGTGATTGCATGGGGAATTAGTGTGTTCCTATTACTAATAAGTGTGTTAAGATGATAGACCAAGTTAAGAAAAAGGAAATCGTAAACGCATACATCACTGCAATCTTGTCGACTGATGACGTAGAGAAAAATATAAATCATGTGGGTGAGATAACAAAGCATTTATCTTTAGAAGAGATTCAAGAATGTAGAGCAGAGGCGTTAGCATTTATATATAGCGAACCCGTAAACAAGAACCAAGTAAACTAAGGAGAACCATATGAAAAGAGTAGCAGTTGATTTATCAGAAGGACAACGAGAGTTATTACGCCAAGCATCAAGTGGTTTATCAGGGCAAGAGTGGGACAAACTTCCACCGGCCGAGAAGCGTGAGTATATGACCAAGTTAAACAAAGTGATTGATTGGTTAGTCGAGATTAACCCATATGCCTTCGGCGTATCAACCATCAAGCAACACTTTGGTAGAACAAGAACAGAAGCGATTGAAAGAAACAGAGAAGAGAAAGAGGAGAAAGATAATGACTAAGTTTAGCGCAGTTGTAGAAGTTAGTATGGACGATGTATATCTCAAGCAAGTAGAGAGTTGGGGAGTAGAACCAAGTGACCATGTTGCAACCCTACTCACCGAACACTTACGCGAGAAAGGCCTTGTCGCCAAGGCATCGGTACTAGAATCAGAACACACATTATTTGAAAGGTTAAAGAAACATCAAGAACACTTAATACAAGCGGATGCTTATAATGATTTAGAAGAAGAGATTATTAGCCGTGCTTGTATTGGTGGAGTATGTGAGGATTAATATGAGAACATTAGAAGATTTAATTAATGAACAAAGTATGTTTGAAGATAGCGCGTTAGAAGATGCGAGTGCGTATGCTCGTATGGTGAACAACGGTGCTAATAGATTCAAGACACAATCCTTCAATATATTTAAGGCAGTAGAAGATGGTATGAAGTTAAGCATCCAACAACAACGAGGAGAAGTAGCATGGAAGAAGTAGGACAAAAAATACAAGACAAATCAGTAGAACTTGTGACAGATTTTATGATGAATAAATTTACATTCGGAGAAGCTATGGCATCACTATCTATGGCGATGATTACCATTGCTCAAACTACAGGGGTAGATAGACAAACTTTCGTAGACAACATGGGTAATGATTGGGACAGAATAATTAAAAGCAAGAAAACACACTAAGGAGAAGTATCATGAATGAACCAATACAGAAAGATTTATTTGAACAGACAGATGCAAACGTACGTGAACATTGGAACAACCTCGCTAGTAATTTCTTAGTAGGTAAAACAATTAGACGTGTACGATACTTAGATGATCGTGAAAAAGATGACATCGCTTGGAGTCATTCCGGTTTAGTGATTGAGTTTACGGACGGTCATTGGATAGTACCGATGAGTGATGATGAAGGTAATGATGCCGGTGCGTTATGGACATCAAGCCAATCAGAAGTTAATGTCTTACCGGTAATTTAATATGGGAACGGCACTCGTTAGAATGAAAAGCGATAAACAGATTGTGGGTATGTTTGTTTATAAGAATGAGAAAGATTTATTTTGGTTAGTAGACCAAGCCACAGACCCGTATGACTGTGAGTATGTAGACATCGATCATGGTGGTCTTATATGGTTAGGTCAATCTGAAAAACTTGTCGATGATGAGTATCAGAAGTGGGTCGATGAAAGTGAAGATGAAGACGCACCTCATGAAATGATATTTAATAATGCAACGATTGATGAGTATGCTTATGATCGAGTTGTCGCTAATGAATGGATAGATGTGACCGATGATGAGGAGAACTATTACAGATGACACCCGAAGGTAAAGTAAAGAAGCAAGTTAAAAAGATATTAGATGATCTTGGTGCATACCATTTCTCACCTATGACCGCAGGTTATGGTAAGAGTGGTGTGCCTGATATCATTGCTTGTTATAAAGGATGCTTCATTGGAATCGAATGCAAGGCCGGAAAGAATGAACCTACGTTGTTGCAAAAACACAACATGAAACAGATCATTGCTCAGAAAGGCTTGGCAATCGTGGTAAATGAGAGTAATATTGAGGAACTATTAGCCATGCTAAAGGAGTTAGAATGACTAGATTAAGAACTATTCTTAATAAGTACAAAGGTAAAGCACTTAAGTTTACCAAAAAAATCAAGGACAATGTGAATCACCCTTCACATTACACACAAGGCGCGATCGAATGTATCGACGCTATCAAGGAAGCCACCAAAGGACTATTCGGTATTGAGGCGGTATGCACTGCCAACATTATTAAATACGTCTGGCGTTGGAAATTTAAAAACGGTATCGAGGATTTGCGTAAAGCAAGATGGTATCTCGATCGTCTTATCGATGAAGTATCCCACACAAAGAACTGATACCTGTTCCTAAGAAGAAGGAGGACATATGCTAGATCAAGCATTGTTATGCCTCGCGACCACCATTTACATGGAGTCTGCGCATGAGCCACGTGAAGCCCAAGTTGCCGTAGGATACGTCTTGTATCGACGGGCTGACTTTGACCACAAGCAAATATGTAATGAGATGAAAAAACCTGCTCAGTTTAGTTGGTATGGATTTATTAAACCACCGTCGGTGATCCGACAGGAATATAAAGATATAGCATACCGAGTATTACATAGATTAGAAATTGATTATAGTTATGGAGCAACAAATTTTCATGATACGACTATACAAAAACCAAAGTCGTGGTACAATTTAAAACCTGTGGTCAGATGGTCACACTTAATATTTTATAAACAAGGCGAAACAAAATATGCAAGAAACCCTTAAACAACCTTACGCGTGGGCGACAGAAGAATACAATATAAATGGTGAACTTGTATGGTCATCCATTACTCAATTTCGCCCGAAAGAACTCTCTTGGATTCGCGATCTGCCAACCAAGAAACATCACATCGTGATAACACCTCTTTACAAAGATGAGGCCAATGCAGAAAAGATTACAGGCATTAAGAGTTATAAAGAATCAACCAAAAAATTAACAGAAGCATTTGGAGGACTATGATGAAGAATCTAATAAGTCAAAAGTGGGTAGTAATCATTACAATGTTTTTAATAGGATACTTTACTTGCTTGGCAATAGGGGTCTACACTACAACACAAAAGAAATACAAAATGAATCTTAAATGTGTACAAGGCGAACTCTATGAAGAGATTAGACCTAACATGTTTGTGAAGTCTCACCTAGAATGTTTTGAGCAAAGAACTTTTTAAATGCTTGACGCTATAAGATTAATATGGGCAATTCTAACTGCGTATGTATCAACACCTGATACGCCGAAAGAACCACCATGTCAACCAAGTCAACAATGTGAGATCAAGAAATGAAATATGTTATTGTAGGTGTATTGTGCATATTAACAGGGTGTGCTAATTTCGCCGCGTCTGTAGGTGGCACGTTCGTAGGTAACATAGCCTCTGATAGAGTCATAAAAGAGATGGACAAAAAGAAATGATTGTTTACAGAGTTTTAAATTTGTTTGGAGTAAGAAAGCGATGTGTTAAACAACGCAAATCAGATAAAAATAAAAGATTGCGTGACAAGTTAAAAAGAATTAGAGGACATAGATATTGGTGGAAGGAAGTAGAATGATTCCGTTTAGTTATGCCATAGTAGATGATGAAGGTGAAGTAATACGTAAACACAGATGGTCTGTCAAGGAGGCTAAATGGTTTACAGAGAACAACCCAGGTGTTAAAGTAATTAAACTAGTTACAGAAAAGATTAAGGAAATTGGATATGATGAACTTAGTAAACTATGTGGCGAAGCGCCATATTAATCTTGATACAGTAAAAGACTTAGTACAAGACGAATTAGAGTTAGCTAATAAAATTAATCAATACTTTAAAGAGAAGAAACCATTACATAGAAAAGATGTGTTAGATTATTTTGGTATTACAAAACATATGTTCTATAAATTAAAATATGCGAATGCTATTAAAGTACCTGCATACATGACAACTAAACAAATAAGAATACATAGATATAAATGATGAGTGATGAAGCAGATATAGCAAACGATTTAGCGCAACATGCAATTGATGTAGCCATAAGGAATGCACATGATAAAGTCAAAAAACCTTCTAATCAGACAGGGTGTTGTATCTGGTGTGAAACACCGGTCAAAGATGATAGACGTTGGTGTTCGATTGAATGCCGAAACGAATTTGAGAAATACGCAAACTAAGAGGAGAAAATTTGTGAATGACGCAAAATTACAAGGGTTAGAACCATGGCAAATGAAAATATTTGCAAAGAACGCAAAACGTGGATGGAGATTCTTCCAACCTGATTCGATTGAGAAGCCAACACCTCGTTCTGCTTATGAAGCTTGGGGTAGTAGTTATAACCGAGATGACTTCGAGAAAAAAGAAAAACGCTACCAAAGAATTATGGCTTGTATATTTATCGTGGCTCTGATATTATTATCGATATTGTAAAGGTTATGGGCGAAAGCACTTATATGTTTAAATTCGTGATGGTATTTTTGCTATATATTAACCGCGAGTAGCCCACCAAAAATCCTACAATGCAAGTAGGCCAGCCAGAGATCATATACTCCTTATCGGCTGGGGTCAATGACGGCACCGCTATCTGTCGTTTGCATAAGATAGCAAAGATATGAGGGAAAGTAACACGGGCAACACGGATGACGGCGACGCTGTTTAACAGTATCCACCCGCACATCGAGGTCGGGAAGTCTGCCTTATGCGTTAGAATTAACGTTGAGTGCTGTGACTGCAACCTTGGGAACCCGACGTGGCTAGTAGTGTACAGACTAGTATAAGTACCTCACCAATTTAAAACGCGGAAGGGCGCACATGCAATTAGTAACACTAGACTTTGAGACCTACTATGACGTAGGTTTTTCACTTTCAGGTTTAACCACAGAGGAGTACATCAGAGATGAAAGATTCCAAGTTATCGGCGTTGGTATTAAAATTAACGAAGGCGAAACGGAGTGGTATACGGGCAGTCAAGCCGGTGATGCGCTTAGTAAAATTAACTGGAAAGAATCCGCGCTCTTATGTCACAACACTCAGTTTGACGGTGGCATTCTGTCTTTCAGGTATGGTATTGTTCCTAGTTTATACCTTGATACTTTGTCTATGGCTCGCGCTATTAATGGCGTTGACGCCGGTGGAAGCCTTGCTTATTTGGTTGAAAGATATGAACTTGGCGCTAAAGGTACCGAAGTCGTTGACGCGAAAGGCAAGAGGTTAGAAGATTTTAACGATGACGATCTATTAAGATATGGTAGTTATTGTATCAACGACGTTGAACTCACATACAAGTTATTCCAAGTATTAGCACCGCAATTCCCCGAAGAAGAAATCAAACTTATTGACATGACCTTGCGCATGTACACCGAGCCTACACTTGAGGTCGATGACGCCCTTTTACAAGCTAGGTTAGAAGAAGTCCAAACAGAGAAGCAGTTATTGTTACAAGGTTTAATGAGTAAACTCGAGTGTCAAACGGAAGAAGAAGTTCGTGCTAAGTTAGCATCGAATAAACAATTTGCAGAGCTCTTAGTTGAGCTTGGTATTACGCCACCTACAAAAATAAGCCCAACAACAGGCAAAGAAACATTTGCATTAGCAAAAGGTGACCAAGCATTCTTAGATTTATGTGAACACGAAGATCCATTTATTCAAGAACTTTGTCGCGTGAGGTTGGGTACTAAAAGTACTATAGAAGAATCTCGTATTGAAAGGTTCATCGGTATTGGTTCGCGTAATAAAGGTAAGCTTCCTATTCCGTTGAAGTATTATGGCGCACATACAGGTCGATGGGCAGGTTCAGATAAAGTTAACTTCCAAAACTTACCCGCAAGAGATAAGAAAAAGAAAGCCCTCAAGAACGCGGTCATCGCACCACAAGGACACCAAGTCATAAACTGTGACTCATCTCAAATTGAGGCTCGTGTTTTAGTTTGGGTAGCAGGACAGAACGATGTATTGAATTGGTATGCAGAAGGTCGCGATGTATATTGTGAGTTTGCTACTAAAGTCTATGGTAAACCTATTACAAAGAAAGATAATACAGAACGTGCCGTAGGTAAGACTTGTATTCTAGGACTAGGTTATGGCACAGGATGGGCAAAGCTACAACATACACTTAAAATCGCTGCCGGTGTAGAGTTTGATGAACAAGAATGTAAACGCCTCGTAGGTGTGTATCGCGAGGTTAATGATAAGGTAATCCAGTTATGGAAAGCATGCGATGATGCATTACAAGATATTGCAATATGGCCAAAAGGTAAAGAGCCATATCATCTAGGTCCTACAAAAGCTTTACTTGTAACACCTAAGGGCATACAATTACCGAACGGATTATATATTACATATCCTGGACTTACGTGGGATACTTCAGAATCAAAGAGTAAATTTGTATATAAATCAAGACGGGGCTTTAATAGTATATGGGGTGGATCCGTAGTGGAGAATGTGATTCAAGCGTTAGCCCGTATTATTGTAGGCCAACAGATGTTAGAGATTAATAAAAAGTATCGTCCTGTGTTAACGGTTCACGATGCGGTAGTCTGTGTTGTTCCGAAGATAGAAGTAAATGAAGCCCTTTCCTTCATAACTACGACTATGTCTAATCCTCCTAGTTGGGCAGCCGGACTACCTGTAGCGTGTGAAGCAAAGCATGGCGATAGTTATGGAGATTGTTAATGAAGAAGACTGCACGCAACGATATCACAGGTGATTTTATTCACAGTAAACCAAGCAGTGATATGTTTGAAGAAGGTTGGGATAGAATATTCGGCAAGAAAAAAGAAATAGTAGAAGACTCAAGAAAGAATATAAAACCTGAAATATTTACTATACCGAAAGAAAAACACGAACATACAATGTTACCAGAATACGAACTCGACAAATCGACAGGTGAGGTAATTAAAAAGGATACACCATGATAAAAGAACCTAACTTTGAATTATTATTTCCGACTCCTGTTATGTTCAGTGAACTTGGTCGTGACTTTACTCAAGCTGAATTAGACTATATAAAAGGTCATGGCGAAGAAGGTAAGACTAATCGTAATGTAGGTAATGTCACATCTAATAATAATTACATATTAGAAGAACCTGAAATGGCAGGCTTAAAGAAGTTTGTAACAGAAGCTTTGAATGAATATGTTAAACGTGTATATAAACCTAAATATCCTGCAGAATCTTTCGTGACACAATCATGGTTAAACTATACGGCTAAAGGTGAGTTTCATCATAAGCATGAACATCCTAACAGTTTTATATCAGGTGTATTATATATTCATACTGATTCAACTAAAGACAAAATTACTTTCCATAGATCGGGATATAAACAATTACAATTAGCTACTGACACTTTTGATATTTACAATTCAGATTCATGGTGGTTCAATGTAAAAACGGGTGGTATTGTTATGTTTCCTTCAAGCTTAACGCATCATGTAGAAGATGTTGTAGCCGATGAAACAAGAATTAGTTTAGCCTTTAATAGTTTTATTAAGGGAACACTCGGTGATAACCGATCATTAACGGAGTTTAAAAATGGCTAAAAACCTAGAAGACTATATTAAGATTTATCCAACATTAGATACAGAATTATGTGACAAGATTAGAAAAGAATTAGAGGAAGTATCTTGGGAGCAACATCTTTTTTATAATTCTGACGGAAAGTATGTTACTCAAAGTGGCAACAGAGAATTAGATATATCATGGGATAATATTCCTAGCCGTGCTGACCTTACTCAAAAGGTTTGGGAAACAATATCTAAATATATTTTAGAAGATTTTAAAAATCCATACTTTGATGGATGGTCAGGGTTTACTACAATTAGATTTAATCGATATCATCCTGATAGATTAATGGCATTACATTGCGATCATATTCATGATATGTTTGATGGCCAACGAAAAGGTATTCCAACACTGACTATATTAGGCGCATTAAATAATGACTATGAAGGCGGTGAGTTCTTAATGTTTGATGAAGAAAAAGAATTTAAAATTAAAGCAGGCGAGATTATGATATTCCCGTCAGTCTTTTTATACCCACATCGTGTGGCTCCTGTTACCAAAGGTGTTAGAGATACATTCGTAAGTTGGGTGTGGTAATGTCTGACTTTACTTGGTCGTACTCATCCCTCAAGCAATATCAAAACTGCCCTAAGCAATATTATGAAATCAAGGTTGCAGAAAACTATACGATCATTCCTTCGGAGCAAATGAAATATGGAACAGAAGTACATAAAGCTTTGGAAGACTATGTTAAAGATGGCAAAGAATTGGCGACAAACTATCTCCGGTTTAAAAACATGGTTGATTCACTCAAAGAAATCCCTGGTCAAAAATATCCTGAATATGAAATGGCCCTCTATCGAGACCGTACGCCTTGCGATTTCAAGGATCCTAATCGTTGGGTGCGTGGTATTGTTGACTTACTTATTGTTGATGGAGATTATGGTTTTATTGTGGATTATAAAACTGGGTCTCACAAGTATCCCGACCCTAAACAATTGCGCCTAATGGCTTTAATGACCTTTGCACATTTTCCACAAATCAATAAGATTAAAGCAGGTTTATTATTTGTAATGCACGATGTATTTATTACAGAAGAATATAAAAGAGAAGATATTGATAAGTCATGGGAAAAGTTTACAGGCCCTTTAATGAGACTTACAAAGTCTTACCAAGAAGATACATGGCCGCCAAACCCTACGCCGTTATGTAGATTCTGCCCAGTTAAAACCTGCGAGTTTAATCGAACCTAATATGAACTGCTGCGTTTGTGGAAACGAGCTTTTAAAATATGCAGGCAGAGGTAGGCCTTTCGTATATTGTAGTGATAAATGTAAAAGAGTTGGACAAATCCGGGCTACAAATAAATGGATAAATAATAATTGGGAACGATATTTTGATACTTTATGTAGACTAAAAAACCGTAAAGAACAAGGATTAAATTCAAAAATTTTAATAGAAATATTAAAGCGTCAAAATTATAAGTGTGCTTTGACAGGATTAGAATTAACATGTTTAAGAGACCCTAACAAACGATACGGTACAAATGCAAGTATTGATAGAATTGATAGTAATTTAGGGTATAATATAGACAATATCCATTTAGTGTGTGCGGATATAAATGTATTTAAACGAGATATGACCGTCGATGAATTTGTCGATTGGTGTAAGAGAGTAGTGGTATATGCCCTTTGTAAATAAACCTAGACCTATCTATAAAGATTCCCCGCTTGAACATAAGAAGCGTATGGAACGCCAACGTGCACGCCGTGCAATAGATAAGAAGTATCCAGATAAAAATGGTAATGGCGAAGCTGACATTAGAGAAGGTAAAGATGTATCACATAAGAAAGCCCTTGACAAGGGTGGTTCAAACAAGGACGGATATTTTATCCAGTCTGCCAAGAAAAACCGTTCTTTCAAACGAGATTCAAAGCATAATTTAGTTTCTGAATCAAGTAAACGCGAACGTAAAAAATCTAAATAAATAGTAAAATTTTAGTTGACAGATAGAAATACCTATAGTAATATAGGCAAATGGAAATCTTAAACAACACAGCTGTAAAGCTCACAGTACCGGAACACATAGTTCCGCATATCACAAGTAACATAGAGAAAGCAGAAATTATTTCTCGCAATGGTAACCTGACAGAAATGTTAGTTTATTGGGGTGTGCCAGAGATGACCAAGCTCAACCAGATTGTTTCATTCCGAAACAATTTACCTTCACCTATTTCACGTGATTATAACTACCCAGGTTTATATAAACCTTTTGATCACCAAAAAACCACTGCTGAATTTTTAAGCATTAATCGTCGTGCCTTTTGTTTTAACGAAGCAGGTACAGGTAAAACTTCTTCAGTGATTTGGGCTGCGGATTATCTAATGTCACAAAAAGAAATAAAGCGTGTCTTGGTGATATGTCCGTTATCTATTATGTATTCAGCATGGCAAGCCGATATCTTAAATACAGCAATGCATCGTCCTGTTGCAGTAGCACATGGTAGTGCAGAAAAGCGTAAGAAGATTATAGAAGGTCCGTATGAATTTGTAATTATTAATTATGATGGTGTGGCTATTGTTAAAGATGTAATTGCTAATGGTGGTTTTGATTTAATAGTGATTGATGAAGCAAATGCATACAAAAGTCCACAAACTACGCGCTGGAAAACCCTAGCTAAACTTCTTAAGCCTGAGACAAGACTATGGATGATGACAGGTACACCTGCGTCTCAATCTCCAGTTGATGCATACGGGCTAGCTAAACTTGTGTGCCCACAGAACGTGCCTAAATTTAGTATGGCATGGCGTGATAAGGTTATGCAACAAGTCACAAGATTCAAATGGGTTCCTAAAAATAATGCTAGACATGAAGTCTTTAAAGTATTACAACCTGCGATTCGGTTCTCTAAAGATGAATGCTTAGACTTACCTGATGTGATGTATCAAACAAGAGAAGTACCACTATCACCTCAAGTACAAAAATATTATAAACAATTAAAAGAACAAATGATGATTGAAGCTGCCGGTACACAGATTAGTGCTGTCAATGCTGCAGCAGGTTTAAGCAAGTTATTACAAATATCAGGCGGTGCAGTTTACACAGATAAGAAAGAAGTATTAGAGTTTGATATTCAACCTCGTCTATCTGCATTAATGGAAGTAATAGATGAGACTGAACATAAAGTTATTATCTTTGTACCGTTTAAACATACGATAGATTTATTAGAAAGATATTTAACTGATCATCATATACCAAATGAAGTTATTCAAGGAGATGTATCAGCAACCCAACGAGCGAATATTATTAATCAATTTCAATCCATGGAAAATCCTAGGGTTCTTATTATTCAACCTCAATCAGCATCTCATGGCGTGACTTTAACTGCAGCTAACACAGTTGTATTCTGGTCACCTGTGATGTCAGTTGAGACATACTTACAATGTATCGCTCGTATGGATCGTGTTGGACAAAAAAACAAGATGACAGTAGTACACTTACAAGGTTCGGAAGTAGAAAAAAGAATGTACAAAATGTTACAAGGTAAAGTAGATATGCATACTAAACTAGTTGATTTATATAGAGAGGAATTAGAAGCATGATTGAAATACACTATTCTTTACCAGATTATAGTAGTCAAACTATTCTTACAGGGGATCCTAATAAATATGCCTGGAGAGAAATAGCTTACTTCGACCCAGAACCTGTCTTAAATCTTTTGGCACAAGAACGTGATAAAAATATATCGTACTTACAATGCCCAGCATTCACAAATTATTATAAGAATTGTTATTTAATAAGGTGTCCTTTTGATTTGACTATATCTTTAGACCCAGTAACTAATAGTTTTAGAACTAATGAATTTGATCAGGAGTTTTATGATAAGTATTTAGTAGATAGAGTAGACCAAAATAATATTTATAGGATGTTAAGTTTAAGGATATTGTATTTATTCTATAGTGAACATGAAGTATTGATGCAACAAATATCTCCTTCTATGCATAAAACAGAACTAATAAACAATATAAATATAATTCATGGGGAGTTTGACATATCTAAATGGATAAGACCAGTAGAGTTTTCTTTTGAGATTGTAGATAAAACTAAGCCCCTTATTTTAAAAAGAGGAGACCCTTTATTTTATATACGATTTGCAACAAACGAGACAGTTAAATTAATAAGGAGCCCTATGACAGAAGAATTAAATTATATAAGTAGTGCATGTTTATATGCAAAAGATGTAATAAGAAAACAATCATTAAATGAAAGATACGAATCCGCTAAGAGTTTAATTAGTTCGTATAAAGATAAAATATTTGGTAAGAAATCAAAATGTCCATTCAGTTTTTTAAGGAGGAAATAAATGAGTGAAAATTTAAATGAAGATCTAGGTATATCAGTAGAGGCCGATTCTAATTCTGCCCCTAAACTAGAAGAATTAGTAAAAACTTACTTGACAATACGAGATGCTAAGAGTACTCTATATCGTGAGTACACTACAAAAAGTGGGCAGTTAGAAGAAGAATTAAAACAGATTGAAGCTGTATTGATTGACGAGTGTAACCATATTGGCGCAGATAGTATTCGTACTAATGCAGGCACAATTACTAAGTCTGTAAAAGAAGAATACTCATGTGGTAATTGGGATGAGTTTAAACAATTCGTGATCCAAGAAAATGCACTAGAGTTATTAGCGCAGAAGATTCATCAAAGTAATTTTAGAGAGTTTATGGCTAATCATGGCGGTGATGGATTACCACCTGGTATTAGTTCCGTAAGAGAATTTAGAGCAGTAGTAAGAAAACCAACAGCAAAATAAGGAGAAGTATATGAGTACCGATTTAATAGCGCAGTTACAACAAAATTCTTTAATGGCCCCTGGCGGTCTTAATGAAGATACATTAGCAGTTGCAGGTCGTGCTAATACAAGACGTCTATCTACGGATGGCGGTAAGTTTAATTTATTAGTGAATGGTAATGAAGTTGCATCTACAGATAAAGAGATTGAAGTAGTCTTTGTCAAGATGGCTCACTCACCTTCACGTACATTCTATGGTAGCGCTTATACACCAGGTGCTAAATCTAAACCACTATGTTGGTCTAATAATGCACAGACACCTGACGCAGAAGTAAAAGAACCGCAAGCCCCTGCATGTAATCAATGTAAGCATAGTATTCGTGGTGCGACTCCTGCATGTAAATTATCATGGAGAACTGCAGTAGTTCAACCTACAAAACCTACAGAAGTAATGCAATTAATCTTGTCTCCTAAGTCTTGCTTTGGTGATGAAGTTAATGGTAAGCGTCCGTTCCAAACCTATATTAGATACCTTGCTGCAAGCGGTATTAATAATAACAATGTGATCACTAAGATTTCTTTCGACAAATCTGTGACATATCAGAAGTTATTATTTGAACCAAGTGGTGCCGTGCCTATGGATATGTTAGGTACATTAAACAATGTAGGCCAATCAGACGAGGCTAAAAACTATGTAACACTACGAGTATTCCAAGAGGCAGATGATACTCCACCTGTTGCACAGCCAACCCTTAATACACCACAACCACAAGCAGATGTTGTTGAGCCAACATTAAGAGCAACTGAACCTGCACCGGCGCAACCAGCTGCACCAAAAGCTGATGTAAGTTCTATCATTAATAAATGGTCTGCAAAGTCATAGGAGAAAATAATGGCTAGACCATATAGTGAACAATTTATATTAGGATTGAATAAAGCTGATCCTACGCGTATCGGAGTACAACTGGGTAAGGTTTGTGTAAAAGCAAACCTCCCAACCTCTTATGTTGCAGAAGCTTTCAATGTATCTAGGATGTCAATACATAGTTGGTTTCGCGGTCAATATGTAAGAGAAAAGAATTATGAGCGTATCGTAAAGTTTATAGAAAAAATTAACCAAGGACTTGACAAAGGTATATTACCTGCGCCGGATATGACCGTGGCTAAAAATTATTTAAACGCAATACGTGACAAAGTATAAAAACGTAGTAGAATAGAGATATCCCGTAGTAAATTTTAAAAACACACAATTTGTGTGGTGGGATACTGTTGACTAAAAAATTAGGAAACTGCAAATGATTACAGAATTTTATAAGAAAGTATTACCAAGTAAGGGTGTGTATTGCATAGCAACAAAAGACCCGGGCGAAGGTACATACATGAAACACAAATTTGTTGAGAACATCGATGACATAGAACCAACAGTCAAAGACCTCATCAAAACAAATACTAATATCTTCGTAGCCTTAAGTTCATTCGATGGCTATAGTCGTAAAGCAGAAAATGCAATACTAGCCAAGTCATTCTTTGTTGATCTTGATGTTGGCGAAGGTAAAGGCTATTTATCTAAAGGCGAAGCTAATCAAGCATTAGAAGATTTTGTTAATAAAGAAGGCTTACCTCCTCCAGTTAAAGTAGATTCAGGCGGTGGTATACATGCATACTGGCCTCTTGATCACGATATCCCTACACCTGAATGGAAACCCTACGCTGAAAAGTTTAAAGAGTTTTGTTTAGGTAGAGGACTTAAGATTGATCCAGTTGTTACTGCAGACGTAGCACGTATCTTACGTTGCCCTGATACATTCAATCAAAAATCTGATCCACCAAGTCGTACCTATATGTTGACTGAAGATGTACCGGTTTATTCTTATGAAGAATTTAAGAACTTCTTAGGTGAAGTCCAAGTAGCACATGATGATATTCTAGCTTCTATCCCTAAAGGACTTAGTGAAGATCAGAAGAAAATGTTAAAGCTAGATAACTATGAGTCCAAGTTTAAAGACATAGCTATCAAGTCATTAGAAGGTAATGGTTGTAATCAGATTAAGTTTATATTAGAGAATGCTAAAGAAGTGCCAGAACCTTTATGGTGGGCAGGGCTTTCTATTGCTAGAAATTGTTCTGATGGGGACGAAGCTATTCACATGATGTCGGAAGATCATCCTGACTATAACAAAATAGCAACCATCAGAAAGGCAGAAACAACACGAGGTAAGCCTCAGTCATGCGAAACATTTAACAATGTTAATCCAGGTGGATGCGACGGCTGTCCGTTTAAAGGCAAAATCAAACCGGCTAACCCATTAGGAATTAGTAATCAACTTCAAATATCACCTGCCGTAAGTGAGACGGTACTAGAAACAATTACTACTACAACCACAACTACAACTAAAGTATCAACTAAACTTAATGGTTTACCACAAGAGTTACAACCGTTTGTATATGGTAAGAATGGCGGTATCTATTATTTACCTCCTATGGAATATGATTCAGAGGGAGTACCGATAGCTAAAGAACCTATCATTGTATCATTGTATGACATCTATCCAGTCAAGCGTATATTCAGTGTGGCTGACGGTGAATGCTTACTTATGAAAGCTATGTTACCTAATGATCCAGAAAGAGAATTTTTATTACCAATTAAACATGTCTATGCTATTGAGAAATTCAAAGAAGTCATAGCAAGTAATGGCGTGTTATTTAATCCAGGAAACAAGGAGGTAGGATATTTAATGAACTATATAATCAAGTGGGGACAGTACCTCATGAACAAATCCTCTGCAGAAATTATGCGTATGCAGATGGGGTGGACACCTAACAGAGAATCTTTTGTAATTGGTGGAACCGAGTATTTACGAGATGGTACAGATGTATCATCACCAACATCACCATTATGCCGAGGTATTGCTAAGCATTTAGCACCTGCAGGTAGCTTTGATAACTGGAAGATTGCAGCAGATAAACTTAATCAACCAAGTTTAGAACTACATGCCTTTACTATGTTAGCAGGGTTTGGCTCAGCATTGATGGATTACACATCAACCTCCGGCGTGACAATATGTTTAACAGGTGAATCAGGTGCAGCGAAGACTGGTGCTTTATATTCAGCTTTATCTGTATGGGGTAACCCTAAAGATTTATCCGTGTTAGATGCAACAGAGAACGGTATGACAGGTCGTTACCTAGGCTTACATAATATTCCATTTGGTCTAGACGAAGTGGGTAACATATTACCTAAGACTCTATCTCAGTTAATCCATAAGATTTCACAAGGTAAATCTAAGATCCGTATGCAAGCATCAGTCAATGCAGAACGAGACCATGAGATGTCAGCATCATTAATAGCAATCTTTACATCAAATCATTCTTTATATGACAAGTTAACGACATTGAAGAAAGACCCTAATGGTGAAGTAGCACGGCTTATTGAATTATCTGTGCGCAAGCCAGACGTATTTAAAACTGATGCAGCGATTGGCCGTGAGATTTTTGATAGCTTTAGATTTAATTATGGATGGGCAGGACCTAAATTTGTCCAAGCTGTTTATACCACAGGCGAACAATCAATCAGTAACATGATAGATAAATGGTGCTTGAAGTTTAAGAAAGACTTTGGTGAAGATACATCCTATCGATTCTATGAGAACTTAGTAGCTGCAGCAATGACAGCAGGCGAAATAACTAACACTGCCGGTATTACAAACTTTGATTTGACTAGAGTTTATAAACGTATCGTAACAGAAATGATTACAATTAAAGATAACGTAGTTAAGGTCAATAGTGTTGATTATGAATCTGTACTATCAGACTATGTCAATAAGAATCAAACTGGCATCCTAGCTTATAAAGACGGTAAGATGATTATGGAACCTAGAACTGCATTGGTTATTCGTGTAGAAAATGATAGTCATACGATGTATATATCTAAGACTGAATTTGATAAGTACCTAGGCGAGATGTCTGTAAGTAGAAAAGAATTCTTATTCCAATTAGTACAAGCAGGTATTGATATTCAAACAGGTAAAGATGTGAAGAAGCGTATGAATGCAGGATGGAAAGATTTTGGTAAAGCTGCAACAAGTGTTTATAAACTTAATCTATCCTCACTACCTGAAGAGATTCTAAAGGGATTAGATGAGTCTACACACTGAGCCTGAATGGGTATTCCCTTTTGAAGCAATGTCCATTGGGGAAAGTTTCTTTATTCCTACGCTAAAGCCTTCGCCTATGATTTATGCAATCGAGACGGGGGCTAAACGTGCTGGGGTCAAAATGAAAGCTTTTGTTACAGTGAAAGACAATTGTCTAGGTGTTAGAGCCTGGCGTATTAATTAATCGCCGTATTCTTCTATAAGTTGATTCTTAAGTTTCTTATTAAGATAAACACCGTCTACTGAATTCTTAACACGCTCTTCCTTACCAATATAAGAACGTCTTAATGTATCTGTAGATATTGAATATGAAGGATGAGCTTCATTAAAGTTGCGTCGTTTCTGATCAATCTCAGCTAGCATCTCATCATCACCTGAAATCTTAGCTAGGTAATATAAGTCTAGAATAGAAGTACGTCTTGCTTGAATTAGTTGTTCAGCTTTCTTCATAGAGTTAGCTCTAGCATAAGCCTCTGATAGCTCTGCATTACTGAATCCAAATATCTGCATGAAGGAACTCATAGCACTTACATCGTCTACAATTTTAGCACCGCTTGATGTTAATGCACCTTCTGTTGCAAATCTAAATGCTTTAACAGGATTCTTCACGAAAGATGGAGTCATAGTCTCTAATGCTTTCATTGATTCACCTTGATTGAATTGTGTCATTGCACGTTCAGGATTTACAAGTAAAGCTTGGTAAGCTGGGCCGAAGAAGTGTTCTGCTACGTATGGAGCAAATCCAACTTCAGATAAGCGTCGGTCATCGGTATGCCATACCATGCCATTGAAACCTGTTCTCGAAGCAATATCGAGATTTGTTAATTTATTGAGTGGGCCTTTATAACCGAGATCCCCGATGGCTGATCGAACTTGTTCATCAAAATCATATGGCTCATCGTCATCACCAAACATAGCTGCGCAAGCAGACATAAACATATTAGCTGCGCCGTAGAGAGGTAAGCCTTGAGCACCAGAGAATGCATAAGTCATACCCATAATACCTGCTAATTGTTTTTGTGCAATTAACCGAGTAGGCTTATCAACACCTTGGAATGCTTGATGAAACAGTCTAGCTACGTTATAAATCTGTGTTTGAGCAAAGCGTTTGAAAGTAAATGCAACCTTACCTAGTCCAGTTTGGAACATCTTAGGACCAGCTTCAGATAAAGCATGTGAATGAGATCTAACTGTAATATCAATTGCTTCTTTAATAGCTTGTTCTGGGGATAAACCTTTTTCAATACCTAAATCATATGCAGCAATTAATGTAACTTCTCTATTCAATCTTTCTGAATTACCGAATACCCAACCAAGTCCTGTCTCAATCTTGGCTCTAGTTCCAGTAAATTCATCTGCTGTAGAACGACGCATTTCGGTCAATTCATAACCTACGTTACGACGAAGTGCTGATTGACTTACCGCTGCATGATAAAGTTTGTAGTATTTATCACCAGGTTTTAAATTAGCACCGAAGCTAAAGTCAGGCATGAATCTTCTATTAGTATCAAAGCCGCCTTTTCTATAAGTACCATATGCATTACTTAAAGCTTTAAATGTAGCACCCCAACCATATTTACCACTAAGCATAGGCACTACAACCATAGGAACTTGAGTTAAGTTGATAAGCGCAGAAGATACGTTACCTGCAATATGCCACATGTAACTGAACCAACCTAAGTTAGAAGATAAGTTATCTGCTACAGGATTGTCTAAGAATTTCTTTTGATCATACATATTTTGAGCGACTTGAGAAATCACTTTGTTTTGATTAAAGTCAGGATTATTTTGCCTATATGCTGCTTCTTGATCTTTTAACTCTTTATAGTGTTCATCTAACTCAGGTCTAAATTCTAGGTTAGATAATTGATTAGCTAGTTTAGAACCTACATCAGCAAAGCCGCCTACTACGTCTTTAATATATCCTTCTACGCCTTCACGAGTACGCATTTGTTGACGTAAGGATTCATCTGGGAATAGATCTAGGTATGATTTATAAACTTCATTAATAAGTCGTTCTTTGCTTTCACGTTGTACTGGGTCTTCTTCATTAATAACCATTTGCTTATCTAGTAAGTCAATAATATTTTTAACGAAGCCAATAGGAGGTGTATCTTTATAGTTTACTTCTCGAGTAATAAGAGATGATTCAAAATCTTTACCGCCTGCAGCTTGAGCTTTTCTTTGTTCATCAGCTATTTCAGCAGGGGATTCTCTATGAACTACAACGCGTTCACCATTCTTATCATTATAAGCAAGTCTATAATTGCCTTTACGACGTAGTGGTAAGTAGAATGAAATCTTTTCATTTTCAAAACGAGTTCTTAATTGATCTGCAATACTCTTGCCTGCACGACGTTCTACTTGATCAATCATTTTATTACGGTATTCAGCGTATTGATTAGAATACTTATATGCTAAGTCAGTTAATTCTTTAGGTAAGTTATTCCAAGCACGGATAAGTTCTTCATCATAATTCTCTTGGTCTTTCTTCGCTACTCTAGGATCGATACGGTTAGCAGTAAGCTTATGTGCAATATCATTAAATTTATCTATAACTGGTTTTGGGTACTTCTTAAGAATGTCAACACCGTCAAATACCATATGTTCAACTTTTTCACGAAGTTGTTCTAAGACATTACCACGTCTATTAATAGTATCTAAAATCTTATTAAGTGCAGGTAATTCAGTGCCAAATAACTCTGTCATCTGAGGTAATGACAAGAATGACATACTTAGAGCTCTTAATTTATCTGGAATAATAGAGTAGACGTTACGTACTTCACGGCCAAGCTTACTATTATAAACTGGAGTAGATCTAATTGTTTCACCTACAGAATCTACTAAACTTCTAGACTCTTGTACATCATATTGATTAAGGTCTTTCTTAGCTTGCAATGCCATCGCTGGCGCAGCTGTCTCTTTTTGTTTTAATGTTGTACGTAGTGAATGCAAGATCATGTCTTGGATATCAGCAGACGTCATATTATTAGGATTATATAACCCAGCTTTAGTTAAGAATGTTTTAACTGCAGCAACAACTCGACGCCAAATAGTATTTTGTGGCGCTGTTTCACCAATTCTAGCAAGTACTTCACGTAGATAAGCTTCAGAATTAGGTTGTAATTCAGGATACATTTTAGTTACATGATCATGTGCTGCCGTAACTGCAGGATCCATTTTGTTTAATTGTTTAACTTGGCGCAATACTTGTTTATAAATATCTTTACCAAGCATACCTTCTAAACCTTGATGCTCACCTACTTCATGTAATAATGTACGACGTGCAGTATCTTTTGATACTCGGTTAGCAATAATGTAGGATTTACCTTTATGGTATGCACCTACTGTAGAGGCACCAATCTTATCTTGAATCTCACGAGGTAAATCTTTTACATCATTCACAATACCTATGACACCACGTTTGATTGCATTGCGGATGTTATTACCAAATTCTTTTACTAGATGGCTAATAAGTGATTCAGATGTTTCGCCTGTTGTTGGGGCAGCTGCTCTTGATTCTTGTGGAGTAGTAGGCATCGATACATCTACTTGATTACCTTCTCGATTAAACGGGAACGGCATAGCCCAATTACCATCTTCATTAGCTAAATGCATAGGAAGATTTTCTTGATAATCAAAATTGTTTCTATCAAACTGTTCAGACCATCTTATATTTCCTTCTACGTCTACAGGCATATGAGTGTATCCAGCTTCTTTTAAAGCTAGTGCCCTATGTCTTCCTTCATGTCCTGTTACTTTAGCAACGGTAGGATTTTTTTCAGAAGTATTAAAAAATAATTGAGGGATACCTTTAAAGTTTCTATCTTCAAATTGACCACCTTTTGCAACAATTTCTCTAGCATTTTTAAGTTTATCAGCGTCTACTTTATCCTCTTTAGCTAACGCTAAAAACTGATCAATAGGCATCAGTACTCTATTAGTACGATTCTTATGCTGGTTAACTGCTTGATTAAATGTTTCAGGTTCAGCGCCTTTAAAGAATTTAATTGAGTCTTCTGGTTTTAATGCACCAGGCTCTGGCGTTTTTCCTCTTTCAGGTTGTCCAATAATACCTGTAGTGTCGCTAGGTCCAGCTCCGAGGCGTTTTTCAGTTCTTCCGGGTAATCCTCGCTCCACGGGCTGTCCAAGTAACGAAATATCTTGTGTAGTTGCTGGGGGGACCAATCCTTCATCTTTAACTCTCATTTCCTGAATAGGTGGTTTAAATTGTATTTCCTCAACAAGTTTCTCGTCAAGCTTGCCTTTTTTCATAGCATCAATCACTGCATACTTATCTTCGTTTGCAAGTTGATCAAACTTAATATCACTCATTGAGTTCCATTTTTCAATGGCTTGTTGTTCGTATGGAATATTTTTAGCACCGCTTGGTGGGGCAGGAGGTGGTGCACCAGGTAACACATTCGCTGATGCTAAGTCGCCTAGTTCTGGTGGAGGTGGAGCTGGCTCTTCTTTAGTTTCTGTTTTACCACGTATACCTTCTACTGCACCAGCAGGAGCACCAAAGATACCACCAGCAATAGAACCACGTAGACCAGACTCAATAATTCTATCCCACTCTTTTGAACCAAATACTTCTGGGTGATCTGCAATAAAACGTTCTGCTGCAATACTGATGCCTTCTTGAGCTGACTCAGTTAAACCTTCCATTGCCATGCCTTCACCGAGTGCGGCTGTAGCACTTCTAAGTACACCTGGTTTCATACCAGATTTTTCTAGAATCTTTTCAGCGATAGACATCTTTAACTGTTTGTCTGCTGGGCCTGCTAATTTTTTAAATACGTAAGCTGGGAATGCTGAATCTAAACCAGCACTGACTGAAGAATATAACGCAGCTGCACCAGGTTCTAATTTACCTGTAGCATCGTATACATTTTGAAATAATTCAGGATAGTTTTGTGCGTATGAACCTAAGTAAATACCTAAGTTTTGACCAACCATTTGTCTCTTAGCTAATTCAGGTGCTGCTTCTTTTAACTTATTAGCCGCGTATAGTTGAGCAGCTTCACCAGTAAGACCAGCTTCTGCGGCAGCTTTTTCAGCTGCTTCCATTAAACCACGTTTAGCTAATGCACCAGCACCAACACGACCTACAGCACCAGGACCAATACTTGTTAATAAATTAAGTGCTTGTTCACCTGCTGTTTCTAAAGCGTAAGTACCAAGACTTGTAGGACCTGTAATTTCTTTATAGGATTGTACTTCGGCAGGATGTTGTGCTTGGATCATGCGTTGTGTTTCAGTCGCTTCATCCATTTGACGCTTAGCATAATCTTCAAAACCTAATGCAGAACCTACCGCTGCAGGAATAACATCTCCAAATGCAGAACTAAGTTGCATCTTACCACGCTCCCAAGCATGACCTAAAGCTTCAGAAGGTGTGTAATCAGGGCGGAAAGGTTTTTGTTCAGGTAGTTTTTCGTTTTCAATTGCGCTTGCAATTTGATCTTTGGTCATATCATCTGGGAATGATACAACGCCATAACCTTGAATATTAATTAACTGAGGCATGTTCTAGGTTTTATTGAAAGCCTTTACCAGGTACATATGTAGCAGCAATATTTGGAGTAGCTGCAGTGCCAGCAGATGGATTACCTGTTAATGCTTGTAATCTTAAATCTTGTCTAGCTTTTTCCATACGTCGTAAATATTCATCGTAGTTTTTAGAACCTTTTTCTTTTGCATTACCACCAAGTTCAGCTAAGATTTCTTTTTCTCTAGATGGTAAATGCTCGTTAATATACTCAATAGCTTTTAAGTTCTCTGTAACTGTAGGTTGTTTACCTGCTGTAGCTTTGTTTAATGCAGCTAAGTTATCTTCTTTATTGATTTGATATAGAACTTTATCATGTTTATCTTGTAATTTTTCTTTGAAGTTTCTTTCTTCAGCTGCTTGTTTACTATCAGCACCGTATTTACCAACTGCAATTTTCTCTGCACGGTCTGCTTTAGCAATGTCATTAAGTAATGAGAAGCGTTTTTCTTCTAGAGCTGCCATTTTTTCTCTAGACTCACCATAAGCTTTAAGTCCTGCAGTAGCACCTTCAGCAATATTTTGTAATGCATATGGAGACTTACCCGCAGCTATACCAAAACCTGCTTGAGCTAAAGCCATCCATGGAGCAATACGTTCTTGTTCAGTCGCACCTTTTTCCATCTTAGCTAGTCTATCCGCAAGCTGTTGTTTCATAGGATCTACACCTAAGTAATCTTGGAACTCTTTACCATACTCTGCGATACCTTTTACTTTTTCAGGCGTATAAGAACCTGGGTATCCTTCAAATGGATTAATAGGTTTAGGTGGTACATTTTTATCTTGTGTAGCAATATTTTGAGTAGTGTCTAATATAGGTTTTTTATTTACGGTAGGAGCACTTGGTAAATCTACTGGAGTCGCTGCAGTAGCACCTGACATAGCGTTAACTACACCGCGTTCTTGTAATAGTGCTTTCTCATCCATTGTAAGTGGTATACCTTGTTGAGATTTTTGTATTGCAATTTTAGCGGCTTGTCGTTTACCTTCTTCAATTTTAGCTTGTACATCAGCCATAGCAGCTGATTGATCTGGAGAAGCTGTATAAAAGTTAGGTGAAATATAAGAACCATCAGTTATACCTGCATAACTAGGCACATGACCACCTTCATCAAACGCTACAATACCGCCAGCTGCCATACCTTGACCGCTAAACATTTGATCAGGTACTGGTAACCCAGCAACACCTGGTTCTGTAGGAGCACTTGACATGGTAGGATTACCTTGTGCAGGGTTTTTAGCTAGCATCGCAAGGCCGCTAGGTTGTGACTGTTGTTTTATATCGTCTGCCACTGTAGTTTCAGGTGCTTTTTGTTTTTCATAGTTAGCACGCATTTCTTTTCTACGTTGTAACTCAGATAAAGCTAAGTAACTTGGTACTTGGCCAGTAGGATTTTGCACATAATTAATAAGTGCGTTGTCAGGTACACCTTTTAATTCGTTTTGTAATTTAACAATATTCATGCTTTATCCTTTGCCTAGTACATTAGCTAAACCAAGACCTGCTAAACCGAGTCCACCAATTTGAGATATGGTTGAAGGTTGTGGTGTGTATTGAACTTGAGTAGAACCAAGCGCCGCAGCGTTCCCCCTAAGAATATTACTGAGGTATTCAAGTTGTTGTTTTTGATAGTTCTGTTGTTCTTGGAAGGTTTGATATTTAAGATCATCAATTTTTTGTTGTAAGGCTTGTTTCTCACCTTCAGTTGCAGCTTGTGCTTTCATTCTTTCTAGATCAGAAGTTTGTTGAGCAGCGGCAGCGGCAGCTTGTTTAGCAGAAGCATCAATACCTGTAGTAATACCAGCAAGACCAATGTCTTTACCAAGTCCTGCAGCGTATTGTTGAGCTTGTTGATTAAGTTGTTCAGCTTGTAGACGTCTAGCTTGGTCAGCTTGGAACTGTGCTTGCGCATTTGTATATGCTTCTTGTTGACCTTTAGCTCTAATATCTGCAATATTTTGAGCAGCACCACGACCTTGTTCAGCTTGTAATAATGCTTGACGTGCACCACCAAATGTACCACGGCTAATAGCACCAGTCATACCAGCAGCTTTAGCTAAGTCTCTTTGTTTTTCTGCTTCACGAACTGCAATATCAGTAACATTAGTTGAGTAAGGAGACATGTAATATGAAGCAGCACCCGGAGTAAATGTACCACCAGTTGTTGTTGTAGGTGTATATCCGAAGGCTTGAGTAAGACCTGTAGCACCAGCACCAAAACCTAATCTTTGACCTTCTGTAAGACCTGCTGTAGCAGCACCAAAACCACCTGGTCTTGTCATACCCGCTACTTCTTTTTGTAATGCTAATTGACCTGGTGTGAACCCTGCAATTCTTTCGCCTTCATAAGTAGGCATGCCTTTAACGCCTGTAACTTCACCAGCTGGGCCTGTAGTATATACTGCTTTACCTGTTTGTTTTAATAGTTCTTCATAGTATGGCTTAGCATATTCAGGTAAGTTAGTAGAATAAGATGTAGAAGTTTGTGAGCCTCCACCACCTGATCCACCACCAGAACCATAAAAGGTAAATGCTTCTACAAGGTTTTGAACCCAGTTAAACAAGTTTAATAATTTCATAAATCTTTCTCCACAACCATTCTTACAGTGTTAAAGTTTGCTTTTAGTTTATATAATCTAGCTTGCGCCTCTTGGCACCAAGCACTTACTTTTGTTGCACCTTGCATTCTAGCCCAGTTCTCTACCTGCTCGAATGTTTCATTATTTACAATTCCATTACCACCAAGGGCTGTAATAAACATCACTCGGTTACTTGGTCTATTTTGAAACTCTACTGTCATAGCACCATTAAGTTTGCCATTCTCATCAGTAGATACTAATAAAGTTTGCTCACCTCGTACTAATAAAAGTTGTAACTGCTCTAGAGTACAATCTCCTGTTGCAGTATTAAGTGAAGCATTTAAAAAACTATCTATATCACTCCAAACACTATATATGTTATTAGGAGCTACAATTTGTACTTTGTTCATGCAGGCATGTATTTTTCTGGTTTAATTTCTTTACCTTGTTTAGTATGACCAGTTCTAGCTTTTCTTACTCGGTCTAACATAGAATATAATCTTTTTGATCCTGCTTTAGATGAACCATTACCAATATGACTTACAACATCTGCAGGTACTACAAATTCACCATCTGCTAAACGTGCTGGTTGTTTACCTTCTATTGTAGCAGGAATTGAATCACTCATGCCATCGCCTTGACCATCTAAGTAACCACCATGAGCATAACCACGTGGAGCATTCATACCAGCATAATAAGTTGGACCCATAGCCACAGAAGGATTATAACTTGGTGCCATAGGTTGGCTAGGTGCTAATGAACCGAGACCTTGACCTTGTTGAGCTTGGTCAGTGCCTTTAATTTGTTTAACAATAGCAGACTCAATAGGATTTTTAGGTTGATAGTTAGGATCAGCTTTTAAATTATTTACTACTTGAGTCACAATACTACCGTCTGAACTTGGTGCATTACCTAATGTAGCCGCTGCAGTTTGTACTGCTTGAGAAGGCACTGTTTGTGCAGATGCTGTAGGGCTAGAAGTTGGTATTATTGAACCTAATCCCATATTTTGATCTAACGCAGGTAAATCTTCTTTTGTAGCATCGCCACCATCAGCAAAGCTTACTGGACCGCCCATAGCATATCCCATAGTTTGTGCTTGGTTTAATGATTGTTCACGAGCTAAAGAATCTAATCTTCCTACACCATAACCATCACGGCTTAGCGCTGGATTAGTTTGTGTGTCGGTCGCAGAATATAAATCTCTTAAACCGCCTGTAGTAACTGTACCACCAACTGCATATCCATCAATATAACCACCTTCAGCAACTAATCGAAGACCAGTATCATTACCTAAACTTAGTGTTGAATATGGATCATATTTATCTTTAGTGCTTGGTTTTATAGGTTCGCCATAAATATCTGATGGTTCTATTCCGCTTAAAACAGCGCCACCTATAGGCATAGCAATTTTACTATAGCCTGCTAAGTCACTAATTTGTTTTGAACCCTCTGGAGTATAATAGTTTTTAAACTTATCCCATGCGCCTTCTTGTCCAGTAGCTATATTTTTAATACCTGAACCCATTTTATCAAGACCGCCTAAAAAGCTTTTATCTACACCCGTAGCTCCTGTACCTGCAGAACCCGCAAAACCTGATGCATTTGCTTGATTTAATAAATTAGTTGGGTATAGATTTTGAGTTTGAAGACCCGTGTTCATACCAGATAAAGGATTAGCGATACCTTGTTTTACTACATCTGTAGCATTAGCTGCAGTCATAGGATCTACATATCCCGAAGTAGCAACAGAAGGAGGAGTGGGCGTACCCGCAGCTGCAAAACCTTGACCTAAATTAAATCCACCATAGCCACCTAAACCACCGGTTAATGCACCCATCAAATGATCTTTATTAGTAGCAGCCCCCGTTGCAGCCCCTGCCGCAATACCTGCCCATAAAGGCATACCAGCACCACCTGTCATAGCGCCAGCAAACATAGGTAATAAACCCTTGAAGAATCCACCTAAGCTAAATGCTTCTGGAAGACCTGTATGAGGGTTAATAGTTAAGCTAGTGCCTTGTTTTTTAGCTAAATAGTTAAGTCCAGCCACTTCATGTGGGCTCATATGAACGAGCATAGTATCGCCATGGCGACCTAAGGAAGCTAAACCGTGAGCTGTGTGGGATGTAGTCATAAAAGATCCTTCATAATTAGTGTAATAATACCATTAATACAGCGCCGATACAAACGTTGAAGTAAGAATGATTGATGGGGAAGCGGGATGTACTGGGCTTGTACCTGGCGGATATGTAGCCGCTACTGTGTTACCTGTATCTGATGACATTAATAATTGTATATATTGCCCTGCGTTAAATGGTAAAACAATGTTCCATGAAATAATAGCTGTACCGGGAGAGCCTCCATGTGTACTTGGAACTGTTGCAACCCCTGCACTAAATGGCACATCAACACCATCTTGTCTAAACCATAAAGTCACATTATCCGCACTATCTTCAGTAAGTAATTGGATACTAAACTGAATATTATAATACCCAGCTATAGAATGGACTACTTTAGTTTTATCTGCCGGATCTATATAAACTTGATTACTTGCATCTGTCGTTGTAAATACAACCGTTAATGCCGATGTAGGTGAGGGCACAGGTTGAGCTTCTGATACATAAGTACCAATAGGATGGCTAGATCCGCTAGAACTATAAGCAGCTCTTGTAATTCCAGTAAATGATGTAGCAGTCTTGCCCGTATATTTAATTAACTCATGACCTATATATAATGCACCCGCATCTAAAAAACCAGCTGTAGAAACTACATCAATATCTGCCGTTGATGTTGGATTTGGTATAGCTACAGTTAATGTAGTATAGCCATCCTGATGAAACGCACCATTAGGGAACTGAATCTGTGCCCCATATGATGTAGGTTTAATAGGATAGTAAGCAATACTCATACTGCTTCGCCACCACTTACTGTAATAGTACAACCTGTAGCTGATGCTTTAACTTGGATTGTATCTCCTGCATTTAATATTTGAGAACCAGCCCATTGCACAATTGTATTTAATGGTAGAGGTGTATTATAAAATAATGCATTAGAAGTTCCTGCTGTACCACCACTTGGAACTAAACTTACATAAATACCAATAGTAGCTGAAGTTGTATTAACAATATCCATGTCTTTAACATATGTTCTTGTGTTTGCAGGTACTGTATAAATCGTAGCATATGAAGTTGTGATCGCAGCTTGACCTAGTTGTAGTGGAGTTATATTATTGTAAGCCATCAGAAAATCCCCGTTCCTGCATTAAGCCATACAAGTGCATTAAGTTTGTTATCTTCTACAATTGTCTGTCCATTTGCATTATCAAGTGTATTAAAATAAACGCGAAGCTGTTGGCTATATAAGTCAAAGTGTTGTTGTGAAAATGTAATAGGACTTAATGCTAATGCCGGTGCTTTTGATTTAACAATATAATCTGCCATATTAGTTCCTTCTTCCGTCTGGGCGTGCATCTACACGAGGCATACCAAGTTGCCATTGTGTACCTACACCGCTTGATTCAATTCTAAAATTCATTTGACGACCACGGGCACGAATAAATACTTGGTTAGTATATTGGTCAATCGTTGCTGTTGAAGTTACTACGTTAGCTGCAGTTGTAACACCTTCTGCATTAGTTGTAGCTGATGCTGCACCAGGGAAATTACGTACACCTACAGTGATAGTTGCTTGTGGGACTATAGCAGTACCTGTTACAGGATTAGTTGTTTGAGAGCCATTAAAGTTAACATCAGGAATAATACGACGTATAAGCATATATTTATCGCCGTCATCGATGTCAACGTCAGCAGATTGAATATAAGCACTTAGTGGTAATGGAGGTGCACCAAGTGGTTGTCCATCATTAGGTCCATCTTCATGGTAATAAACCCAGCCATTATCAAATGCAATAGGTTTAGCAAAGTCGCCTGCATCAATCCAAGCAGTTCTTTCTAGATTGCCGTAATACCAGATATTTTCATTATAGTTATAGATAACATATCGATCAATCTCGTTAGAATTTTGTGAACAATAGAACCATACAATTTCATTATATTCGTTATTAGTGCCTGCAAAAAAGATTTGGCTTTGTTCATAGTTGATATTGTTAAATATGTATTGACGTAGTGTACAAGGTAATGCATCTACACGACCTGAGTATGTGAAGAATTTATCTCGACCCATCCAGTAAACTACGTTATTAATACCAATCACAGCATTAGGACCTACGATTGAAATATTATGTGATAGCTCTTGTAAACCAAATACTTCTTGTGTACCTAAATATTGCATAGAAGTTAAAGCCGTATCAGTAAAGATAAGCATTTCTTGGCGAGAGTTAATTGCTGCTACAATACGAGAACCTGATTGTAATCTTAAGAAGCCTGCTGTATTAGTAAGTTCTGGTTTCCAGTTTTCTGGTTCTGGACCAATGTCAGGATCTACGTTTGCCCAACGAATAAGTAATGGATCATAAGTACCTAAATAATTAGGTGCAGAAGCTAAAGGGTCATAAGTAGTACAACCAAGAGCTACATAGTGACCAGATGCTGCAAATAAAGATATATTAACTTGTTGAGGAACCGCAACGGCACCTGAAATAGAATTTAATAATACCGCACGAGTTGTAAATGTTGGATCATATGCCCAATAATAAAGATCATTTGCCCAAAGATTAAATACTAAATCATTATTAAAATTATCAAAGAACTCTAATCTAGGGTAGAAATAAACAGGTAATGTAGAACCTGAACCCCATGTGCCACGAGACCAAGGACCCGCACCCCAGCCATAACCTAATGTAGTTATTGAGTATCCAATATTAATTTGGAATGCTGCAGTAATATTAGTATTGCCCGTAGAAGTTGCAGTAGAAGTTGCAGTAGTTGCAACAGTGATATAGGGCGTACCACTAATAACATCAATTTGGAATTCTTTATTAAAGTCAGATGCAGGAACGCCACCTACAGCATTTGTGACGCCACTAAATGTAACCCATTCACCGTCTTCGATGCCTGAAGTAATATTTAATATTTCAACAAGTTTAGAACCTGATGTTGTTTTAAAGCAATTATCTGAACTAGGGATTGATGCATGTGTATAAGTAATACGAAGTGGAGTAATATCGTATAAAGTTGTGCCTGAATTTACATAGATTTTTTCATTGGTACCTACTGCTACCAAACGACTGGCATCTGTTGTAGTCCAAGTAAATATACTACGTGCAGAACCTACATATGGATCAAACGTTTTTACAGTCCAGCCACCTAGTTTTTCAGGAAACCCTGAACGGAAGCGAACTTTGTCCATATAGTACCAACCACCTTCTGAAGCATAATCAGTTTGGTCTTTGTTGATACCTGGTTTAAATATGAGTTTACTTAATGGCATTATTTACTTTCAAAAAGTGCACGTTCATCCAATCTACGAGTTTGTAGACCTTTCAGTATTTTAACACCAGAACGACAATATTTCACTAACGATTCCATAGCCGCCTTTTTATCGCCCCTAAGAAGCGCTTGACGGAGTGTTGATCTTTGAAACGCCCCCAAGCCCAAATTAAAGGAAAAAGAGACCAAGCAATCAAATTCACCTTGTCGAAGAGGCACGTTAGGTAGCATCTTGCATATTCCCAACTCGAAGCGTCGTAAGTCACGTATAAGAAGTCCATCTATTTCTTCCTTTGTAAAAGTACGATTCCAATCTGCAGGCAAAGATTTGCCGTCCCCGATAAGATGACCAACACCAACAGTCCAAAGGCCAGCAGGACATTTATAGGGCCTATTACGCACGCCTTCATGATGTTTAATAAGTTGGATACCACGTTCTGAGGTCTTCATTATCTACTATTATGTTTTTCCCATTGACGAGACCCAAACCAGAATCCGATAATGGACGCTAGAATACTCATCTCCTCAGTTGAGAACACTTTATCTAATGCAGTTAAAAAGAAATCTAAGTTAGGATTTTGTGCAGTTAATACAAGAACCCAGATTAAAGAAACAATATCTACAAATACAAGTAAACCTACAAACATAAATGTAATATAAGGTCTTACTTTAGCATTTAAATCTACTACATTTTGAGATGCTTTTTCTATAAGTTGTTTATCATGGTCATATAAAGCTACACGTTCTTGAGCGTACGTTTCTGCGTACGTTCCTTCTAATTCTATTGCAGCTACTTTTTCTTGTGAAGCAAAACCTTTTTCTGCCATAAGCAAAGCTTGAGCATTTTGTAATTGAGCCATCTCACGTTCATGTTTCTGGTCTCCCTTTTGTTGGAAGAAACTTAATACGTTTGGCAACGCTGATGATGTGATGCCTAGTAAGGCTGAGATAATTGATAGCATATTAGTTATTCAATGGGTTAACCATTGCCTTTCTTAATTGTTTCATTTCGTCTTTAACATTAGTTACAGTATCTACAACTTTATCTGCGGTACCTTTAGCAACGCTATTAGCTTCAATGGCTTTACCATAAGCTTCATTTGCTTTTTCTAATGCACGATTGTTAGACATCATCACATCGACTAATTGACGTTCTACTGATTTAGATCTATCTTCAAGCACTGTGATTCTTGTTTCAACTGTGCTCATCTTTTTTACTTCCTCAATCGTCGAGGTCAAATCGTTGAAGAGGGTTATCCCGTAATATACTGCGCCACCTATTGGCACTAGCACTGATAAGATAATCCCCAGTATCATTTGCGCTGATAAATTCAAGGAGTATGTTTTGTTGTCGTCCATAATCTTCTTCCTGTATGAGTTTTATTTGTTCTTCTATCTGTGATTGCTGCAGGTTGTAGCCTGAGTTTAAAAGCTGCATTGATAATACAATGCCAAAGCCTGGTACTAATTCTTTACCCTTCGGTGTTTCTGGTGCTTTCACGGTACCCGATGTCGTCGTAGTACTTTGTGTTACTGAGCTTACTGTAGAGCTTGTCGTTGTCGTCGATGCTGTCCCAGATGTGCTTTCTGATTTTTGTGTATTCCCACTTGGTGTTACTGCCAAAGTAGTGTCCAGATTCCCCGTCGGTAGCGCACTTAGATCCTGCACAGTTACAGGTTCTGTTTGGGGTACTGGAGCAGTTGTGACTTGCTGACTTATCACCGAGTTTGGATTTGTTGGACTGATCGGACTTATAGGGCTCACTGGGTTGTTGATATTCGTCGCTGTCATCGTGCAAGTATCTGACGTTGTTGACCAAGATGTCCAAGTTGGCGAACCATATGGATCCGAGCATATCGAAGTTCTTGATTCTGTTATTAATCCAGTGTAACCAGCTTGGCATGTTATTTGTCTCGTTTCAGTAGAACTAACACACGTTGGAGGATCTTGTGTGCAGTTGTTAGAAGTTGTTGTCCAAGCTCCCCAACTTTGTGAAGAACATTCATAAGTCCTAGTTTCATTAATGGCACCTGATTGGTGAATCGGGCAAGACAAAGTTCTATATTCAACTTGAGCTGTGCAAGCAGGTTGCGAAATAGTGTAACCGCATTCGGGAATGTGTGGATAAAGTTGACAAGCCAAAGCCTGACAAGCTTGCATAGTTGTACTATCCGTAACCCCAAGACTTGAATATACTGGACCATAAGTTGACCACTGCGTCGCATAACAGTAAGCATATGCGTTACTCCTTAGTAGGAGGAAGAGCAGGAATATTGTAATCCTCACCATATAGTTTTTTAAATCTTTCTGGATATTTAGTAAACCAAGCTTTCTTTGCAGCTGCGCCTACAGCACCGCCCATAGGACAAGGTGAGCCTGACATCTCCATAGCATCCCATACAGTTTGATCTTGGCATAATACTGACACTGCTGCTACTTTTAAACCTAAGTCATTTAATGTTTTGGCTAATTTAATTTTCACACAGTTCTGATCAAGGAGTACCGTCCCTGCAGAAACAGAAAATACGCCAACGTTGCCAGCACCTGATACAGGCACAGCACAAACATCTTGACTAAATGCAGACATGGAGGGAGCCATGGCACTAGGTACCGGCATCCCTTTATTCTGTATTACAGTAGTTTCAGCGCGAGCTGGTGATGAAAGATGTAGCTCAACTAGCAGTATTAAAAATACTGTAATTAAAAACCCAGCTAGGATTTTCATTATGCAGCTGGTGGTTCTACTGGTGCTGGATTAGGATTTTCCCATGTCCATGTAGTTGTATTTAATACCCAATCATCACCTGGTTTAGGTGCATAGAATACATCGTTAGCACGATCATATGTATAACCAATACCAGCATAGTTGCCTCTTAATGCAACACCGCCATCTGGTTGACCATCTTGACCATAGTGTACGCCACCACGAGTATTGTATGATGTTTGAATCCATTCACCTGGTGTAGAATCTACATAGGTATCAAAGAATTCTTTTTCAGCAACGATAACTTGCGTTACCTTACCGTCTGTTACTTTTGCAAAATGTGACATTTACTTCTCCTTGTGTTAAAAAATTGTTAAGCTGTGTATGTACCAGAACCGCTGGTCCATTTAATTATAGTATTACTTCCTGATGTTGTCACGGTCGGTGAGCCAGTTGTAGTACCTGTATAATTTGCTGTAGGTACTGAAATAATAACTACACCCGAACCTCCAGCACCAGAATAATTTGTGCCATTAGCGCCTCCACCTCCACCACCACCAGTGTTTGCAGTTCCAGCAATTGCAGCACCTCCGCCTCCGCCATTTCCATCACCTGCACCTCTACCACCTCCACCAGCTCCACCTGAGCCTGCTGTGCCAGTAGTTGTATATGATGCCCCTCCACCTCCACCAGCGTATGTAACTGAAGAACCTGTAATAGAAGATGCGGTTCCAGCACCACCATTACCACCAGCAGAAGAAGTTCCTAATCCGCCTACAGCACTTGCCCCACCACCTCCGCCTGATCCATAAACTGGTGCTGTTTCAGTACCTAATCCACCAGCGTTACCTTGTCCTGGTGTACCAGATCCTGCTGTGCCTGATCCATTATAAGTAGCCGCTCCACCGCCTGATCCACCATTTGCACCATTTCTATTATTTGGTGAATCTGTTCCTGCTCCGCCACCACCTCCGCCTATGGCGGTTGTTAATCCAGTAAATGTAGAATTACTTCCAGACGCAGAAGATCCATAAGTCTGACTAGATCCGCCAGCACCTACTACCGCTGTATAAACTGTACCGACAGCTAGAGTTGTAGTACCAGTTAAATATCCACCAGCACCTCCTCCGCCACCCCGTCCAGTATTTGGTCCATTTTGACCTCCGCCTCCGCCTCCAGCAACTACTAAATATGAAGCAGTATATGTAGGTGCAGTAGAAACTAAGACCCATGAAGTACCGTTATAAACTTCTAGCTGAGCATAGCTTGTGTTATATCCAGTTTGTCCTGTTGCGGGTGATGTAGGCCTTGCTGCTGTTGTCCAGCTAGGAAATCCTGCGCCTGTTGTTCCACCTAATATAAATGCCATTTGTTTCTCCTAAAATCTTTAAGCTGTATAAGTTCCTGAACCAGAGGTCCATTTAATAATTGTATTAGCACCTGATGTTGTAATCGTAGGACTTCCTGTCGTTGTACCTGAATAGTTTGCAGTTGGGACAGATAAAATAACTACACCCGAACCTCCAGCTCCACCAGCTAATCTTGGATAAGGTGAAGTATCTCCATTAGTGCCACCACCTCCACCACCACCACCTGTATTGGCTGTAGCCGTACCTCCTACTGTACCTGCTGAACCCCCATTTCCTCCATTAGCACCACCACCTGCTGAAGCAGTTCCGCCTGTGCCTCCATTTTGACCTCCAGCACCACCACCACCTGAAGCGTATGTTACTGATGATCCTGTAATTGATGAAGCAGTACCAGATCCGCCAGAACCTCCTACTCCCGTGCTTGTAGCAGTTCCATTACCACCTGTACTGCCAGATCCACCACCTCCACCACCTACTTGATTACTACCACCATTTCCACCATTATTACCTTGGCCTGGAGTACCAGAACCTATTGCACTTGATGCTCCTGCACCACCACCTCCAGAACCTCCAGAACCTCCTGTATTATTTGTATCACCCCCCGCACCATAACCTCCAGCAGTTGATGTAATAGTTGTCAATCCTGAGCCTGATATAGATGAATCATTTCCTGAAGTGCCTTTTGTACCTGCTCCATTAACTTGTTGTGGTGATCCAGCTCCTCCACCTCCAACTGTAGCTGTATAAATAATACCGGCATTTAAAGTCATAGTTCCAGTTAAATAACCACCAGCACCGCCACCTCCATTATTACCACCACCCCCTCCACCAGCAACTACTAAATAAGAAGCTGTATAGGTAGGGGCTGTAGCTGTAATAATCCAAGATGACCCATTATATACTTCTAAAGAATTTAAAGATGTATTAAATCCTGTTTGGCCTGCAGATGGTGTAGATGGGCGAGTTGCCGATGTCCATGTAGGTAAAGTCATTCCACCAGTACTAGATATACCTAAGCTCATGCGGCTTTCCTGACCCTAGTTTTTTTATTCTTTTTATTTGCTTCTAACATATCTATAAATTCACGAATCGTTTGGTGACGAATATATTCATCTCGTATTTCTTGTGATGATGGTGGTGGTAATTCGTTTGACTCATCCCACGATACGATTTCAAAAGTACCTCCAGAGGCTGATAAGCCGTAAAGTGCACCTGGTCGTAATGACTTCATCACAATGTCAATACCAAATTGAAAACCTTGTTCGTTACTAAATTCTTTAATTAATTCTTCTATAGTCATCTTTGCCATAATTATACCCTATGCTGTGTAAGTTCCTGAAGCTGTATATTTTAATATAGTATTTGACCCAGAGGTAGTTACAGTAGGTGAACCAGTGGTTGTACCTGTGTATTTAGCAGTTGGAATAGAAAGAACAACTACACCAGAACCACCTGTACCTCCAGTACCACTATTTCTACGGCCTCCACCGCCACCGCCACCAGTATTAGCAGTTGCATTACCACCAGCACCAGCACCGCCACCACCAGCACCACCAGCACCTGCAGTAGCAGTTTCAGATCCACCTCCGCCACCACCACCATAATTAGCTGGAGTTCCTGTAATAGATGAAGCAGCACCTGCACCACCTGCTGTTGGATTATTATCTGAAGCATTTAATGCCGCTGCCGCTGTACCACCTCCGCCACCTGCTGATGAGTTAGATGAAACACCGCCACCATTACCCCCACCATATCCTTGACCAGGCGTACCAGCACCACCAGTAGCAAAAGTACCAGGTTGAGCAGCTCCACCGCCACCGCCACAACCGCCTGAAGCACCATTAAAACCAGGTCCATTATTACCTCCATAACCCCCACCTACGGCAGTTTGGGTTGTAACGCCTGATCCTGATAATACAGAGTTTGTACCATTTGTATTTACCGCACCACCACCACCCACAGTAATTGTATAAACTTGCGTTGGCGTAAATGATGCAGTTCCTGTTAGTAATCCACCAGCTCCACCGCCTCCACCAGCATATGGAAATCCAGTAGTTGTACATGAGCCTCCGCCAGCACCACCAGCTTCAACTAAATAAGAAATTGAATAGGGCTGTGTAAAAGGCGTTGATCCACCATAAACGTTACTTGAAGCTAACCAACCTTGTGTTGAATCAATATAAGTTAGTGTAATACCTTGACGGTTTGTTTTTAAAGTTGCATTACCAGAGGTGCCATTAATATTTGCACCGTTACCTGCCACAGTTATATTATTAGTAGCTGCAGTTCCTGCATAATCAACAATGACTACAAACTGACCACGAGTTGGAGTTGCTGGTAGTGTTACTGTAAACGCTGCACTTGTTGTATTACAAAAATATCCTGCGTTAGCAGTAGCTGTAAATCCAGTTGTTTGCGGTGTTGTATTCCATGCAATTGTATTTGGCATGGTTGATGAATTACTTAAAACCGCAGTACCTGTTTCTGCTGGCCATGTTAATGTGTTTGATCCTGCAATTGCTGGACCTTGCACTGTTATAACACCAGACGTATCTCCTGCTATACCAAACTTTGCCATTATGCTGTGTAGCTTCCTGAACCAGAAGTAAATTTAATAATTGTATTGCTACCTGATGTTGTAATTGTAGGAGAGCCTGTTGTAGTACCAGTATAGTTTGCAGTAGGTACGGATAAAATAACTACGCCTGAACCGCCAGTAGAACCTGTACCTCCTCCAGAACCACCACCGCCACCACCAGTATTAGCAGTTCCTGCAGAACCTGTACCACCTTGTGAACCTGTACCACCACCTCCACTACCACCAGTACCTTGTGGGTTTACGTTAGATGCTCCGCCACCTCCGCCTGCATAGAAAGCAGGTGTACCTGTAATTGAAGAAGCTGATCCAACTCCACCAGAAGCACCACCAGATGAAGGACCATTAGATCCAACTCCACCTGCACCGCCTCCGCCACCACTAGCAAAAGAAGGAGAACCTGGATAACCTGTACCACCTGCAAAACCTTGACCTGGAGTACCAGATCCACCAGCAGTACCACCGTTTTGACCAGATCCACCACCGCCTGATCCTCCAGAAGCACCACCACTATTAGCACCACCAGCACCTCCACCTACTGCAGTTGTAACTCCAGTTAAAGTTGAAGAACCACCTGCACTAGCTGCAGCACCTCCGCCACCTACAGTGACTGAATAAGTTGTTCCTGCTGTTGCAGAAAATGAACCAGATACTAATCCACCAGCGCCACCAGCACCACCAACCCAAAAGTTACCTCCTTGACCACCGCCACCGCCGCCTGCTACGGATAAATATGTAATTGTGTATTGAACAGGAGAAGGGTTTCCTGAAGAGTAAACATCGGAATAATATAACCAACCTTGAGTTGAGTCTACATAAACTAAATTTACGCAAGTACGGTTTGTACTAATTATGCCTGTACCTGTAGAACCTTGTAATTTATTACCATTTGGATTAACTGTAATATTATTTGTAGCTGCCGTTCCTGCATAGTCAAGAATAGAAATAATTTGCCCTGCTGTAGGAGATGCTGGAAGTGTTACAGATAATGTACCAGACGTCGTATTCATTGGGTAGCCTGTACCTGCTACTGCTGGGTTCACACTTGATGTTTGCACTGTGGTCCAGTTGACAGTATTAGGTATGTTTGATGTTGACGCTGTTGTGATAATCGTACCTGTAGCTGCTGGCAGTGTGATGGTATTAGAGCCCGCTATTGCTGGCACTGTCAGTGTTAAGGTACCTGATGTATCTCCGTTAAGTAAAATGCTTGACATAGTTTATCCTTAAGCTGTGTATGTACCTGAACCAGAGGTCCACTTGATAATTGTATTAGAACCTGATGTAGTAATTGTTGGGCTACCTGTTGTAGTACCTGAGTATACTGCAGTAGGTACTGAAAGAATAACTACACCTGAACCGCCATTACCTCCTGGTCCATCTCCTGGGTTACTAAATGCACCGCCACCACCGCCGCCACCAGTGTTTGCAGTTCCTGCAGTTCCTGCATTTGATGGTCCAGATCCCCCTGCACCACCTCCGCTAGACGCTGTTCCTCCAGCTGTACTTAATGGCGCTCTTATGTCTCCACCTCCGCCACCACCTCCAGCATAACCAACAGGTGTGCCAGTAATAGAGTTAGAAGTTCCTGTTCCACCCGCACCAGCTGGTGCTACTAAACCTCCAGGAGCAGCATTAGTTCCGTTACTTGATGCTCCACCGCCTCCAGCACCTAAACCATATGTACTATAGTTAGTACTAAATCCACCACTATTACCTTGTCCAGGAGTTCCTGCATATCCTGAGTATGTACCGAATCCACCACTTGCTCCACCTCCAGAACCTCCAGTAGCTCCAGCAGCACCAAATGATGTTCCAGCACCTCCACCTACTGCGGTAGTAGCGCCTGTAAATGTTGAGTTTGATCCAGAAGAAGATGCAGCATTTCTACTTGTTGCTCCAGAACCACCAGCTCCAACGACAGCTGTATAAACAGTTCCTGATCCTAAATTTATAGTAAATGATCCAGTAATATAACCACCAGCGCCGCCACCTCCGCCTTGTGTTGATCCTCCACCAGCGCCTCCAGCAACGACTAAATAAGTTGCTGTACCAGATGCACCTGAAGTACCAGCATTAGCCCATGATGAATATGTAGCATTGTAAACTTCAATTTGATTAGTTGTTGTATTGTATCCAGTTGTACCTGTTGGAGGTGTTGAAGGACGTGTACCTGTAGTCCATGTAGGAAGATTTAATTGACCAGAAGCTGATAATGCACCAGTAATTGTAAGTCCAGTAGAAGTTAAAGTAGCTACTGTAGATCCATTTGATTGAAGTCCTATTTGTCCTGATGAGTCACCCGTTGTGACTATACCACCAGCTCCTGTTGTGATTGCATTTATCGTTGATGCCATTGTGTTCTCCTAATTATAATACTAACCAAGTACTGTCAGTTGGCACTGTGACAGAGATACCTGAGTTGATTGTGATTGGGCCAACGCTTGATGCATTGTAGCCAGTTGAAATAGATTGGTTTTCTGTAATTGTATATGCATTTTGCCATAGACCTGTATCAGTTTTATTACCGCCACCTAATGGACCCCAAGAGGTACCATCGTAACCTTCAAATTTATTTGTCGTTGTGTTAAATCTTACCATACCTGCAGTCGGTGTGCCAGGTTCTTCTGCGGTAGTACCTGTTGGTAGAGTGATAGATCCTGTACCACTAAATATTAAGTTATTAGGTATAACCGCTGTACCTGCATTGAAGGTAACTGTGTCAGATGAAGCATCGCCTAGTGTTACATTACCTGTTGTTTGTAATGTTGTAAATTTACCAGTATTAGCAGTTGTAGCGCCAATAGAACCGTTTAAAGCACCACCTGTAGAATTTAATGTAGTAAATCCACCTGTTGACGGAGTGATAGAACCTATAGGTGTATTCTCAATATCCCCGCCTAATATATACGCAGCACTTGATAGAATCTCACCTTCAAAGAAACTTAGTGTGGATTTAATACCAGCGCCTGTACTAAATACTTGGCCTGTAGTTCCTGCTGGAATGGTATAAGTTGTACCAGTTGAATTTTTAACAGTAACATCGTCTGCTAATTCATTAGCAACTAAATAGAATTTTTCAATATCTGGCACGGTTAAATTACGAGCACCACCAGAAGTACCAGTAAGTCTTAGTCTTAAATTACGAGCAGTTTGAGAACCATTAGTATTAGTGAGGGTTAGCGTTACATCAGCACTTGAAAAAGATACGTCAGCTGAGCCTGTAATAGCTTCTTCAATCGCTGTACCTAAATTGGTATTCGTAGTCGTACCCCAGGTACCAGACTGATCGCCTGTCCCGATGAGCTCTATTTTTAGGTTTGAATAGGTGCTTGCCATAAATCGTCCTTTTTATATTTCCGTATTATACCTTAACTACAAGGTTGTTTTGTATCAATATCGTTCCAACTTGGTGTTTGAGCATCGTTTACATCTACCCATACGCCAGTAGGTGTTGTTATTCCTGTCCATCCAGCAGACTGACTATCGTCGACTTTAAACCAGCCGTTATAGCATAATGAATCTACTAAAGTTATAGCTTCTGCTACAGTAGGGTTAAAATTAGCTACTACTACATAAGTATCTGTAATACCTACATTATCGACAATTGTTACATTATAAGCAAAAGATGCGTTTGTATCGTCTGTATAAGTAGCTGATTCGTCAACCTCAACATAGAATACAAATCCTGCTTCATAAACATCTGATAAAGTAATCGTATCATCAATTACATCATAATAATCAGCATTACCTATTTCTTCATCTGTAAATGTAGCACTTTCATCAATAGCGCCTACAAAGTCAGCTTGAGCATCTTCAGTATCTGTAAATGTAATTGCTTCAGCTTCTATTCCTGCAAAGTCAGCTTGTGCTGCTTCTGTTGTAGTTAATGTTATTGTTTCTTCGTCTAATCCTACAAAGCCAGCATTAGCATTCTCAGTTGTATCTAATGTAGAAGTTTCATCGGTTTCAGCTGTAAATTTAACTAAAGTTGATACAACTTCGCTTAGTGGGAATAATTCCGCTACACTAGCACTTGTATCCCAAGCACCATACTCTTCTGTAGTAAGCGCTAAACTTTCATCATTTGCAGCATATGTATTCCAAGTAGCTGTAGTTTCTGCATCAATATTAACTGAATCATCAGTAGCTACAAAGAAATTAAAATTAGATGGAGAATCATCATTAACTGTAAATGCCTCATCAACTTGCCCAGCATAATCAACTTTAGATATAGCATATATATCACTTAAACTATAACTTTCAGTTACTGCTACATCATACTTTGTTCCACCTAGTGAAGCAAAAGGTGCTTGAGCAAAGGTCGATAAACCAAACATGTTACAACACCAACCAACGAGATCCTGAAGGTATTGTTACCGCTGCACCAGAAGCTACAGTCATAGGGCCAGCTGCAATTGCGTTAGATCCCGCAGGTATAGAATAGCTTGTTGATACAGTTGAACTATGAACTAACATACCATTTGAAGCTACAATTTCAGGTGCCGCTAAAGCACCAGTCGATGGTGTGAAGTTTAACTTAGTACTTGTAACACTAAGACCTGATACAGATCCAGATGTAGCACTTGTAAATGTTGGGTAAATTGCTGTAGCAGTAGATGTATCATTAGTAATCGTAACACCAGAAGATGAAGCTACCCAAGAAGCTGTTGTACCATTAGAAGTTAATACATAACCATTAGCACCTATACCTAATCTTGTAGCGCTATTAGTACCATTACCTAATATTAAATCACCTGTAGTTGTAATAGGGCTTAATGCATTAAATGCGGCAGACGCTGTAGTTTGTCCTGTACCGCCATAACCTATTGCTAAAGTTCCTGCTACTGTAACCGCACCTTGTGTTGCTGTTGATGGTGTTAACCCTGTAGAACCAAAACTAATTGATGTGACACCAACGCTTGTAGCCGCAGTCCATTGAGGACCTGAACCTGATGACGTTAAAACATATCCATTGGTACCAATACCTAGTTTAGATAATGTTGAAGTGCCGGATGCATATAACAAGTCACCAGTTGTATAAGAACTATTTCCTGTACCACCAGCTGAAGCTGGAAGTGTTCCACTTGTTAAAGCAGAAGTTGATGTTGCATATAAAGCTCCACCAGAAGTAAATGATGTTAGCCCTGTACCACCATAACCTGTAGCAATTGTTGTACCTTGCCATGTAGCATTAGATACTATAGCTCCGCCTAAATCAGCAGATAATGTACCCCAATTAACTTCACTAGGTAATGAGCCAAATCTACCCCATACACCATTTGATGTACTAGATGATTCTAAGAATACAGTAGCATAACCGCCTGCAGCAACAGTATCAATCGCACCACTACCATTATTAACTATGTATAAATTACCACTAGAATCATTATCAAATAAAAATGATGTGCCAACAGTTAACGTAGTAGCATCAGGTAATTGAAAGGTTTGAGTAGTAGATCCTGTTAATCTTTGGAAATAAGTAGACGCCGCAGTAAGAACTGTTGTACCAGCAGCTGAAACAGTAGAAGTCCAACCAGGAATAGTATTGTTATATACAATGTTAGCATTACTGTCTCGTAATACTACAGAATTAGCTCCTGATGAAGTCGTTACACCTGTACCGCCATAAGAAACACCAACCGTAGTTCCTTGCCAAGTGCCAGACGCAATGGTACCTAAAGGAGTAACATTACCAGAGCTATCTAGGTTAACCGACTTTTCAGCGGGGTATGTAAGAAAGACTTGAGCTAATCCACCAGACAATGTAATAGGAGAAGTATTACCTGATGAGTTAGATAGAACAGTAGTACGGGCTAGTGTAGGACCAGAAGTTGAATATGTACCAATACCTACTTCCCAGTTAGCACCATCTGTAATAGTGTAATAGGTAGTATTGCCATTTCCAACAACAGCAAACGATTGGAATCCGCTAACTGCACCGAGTAAGGTTACTGAACCTGTACCCGATGTAGTCGTGGTTTCCTGGACACGATCATAGACCACTAGAGCCATTTAGGACTCCTTAGCCTGCAGCTGATAAAGTATATGTTACGTTAATTGTATCGCCAGATGTTACAGTTTTAGATCCAGCAGTAAAGTTACCTGCAGAGAACAATGTACCTGTCGTATTATCAATAGATGATGAACCACCAACATTAATAAATGCACCTGTTACAGTGCCAGAACCTGTCATTGAAAATACTACGGCAGTTGCTGTAGATAATACTGATGGGTTAGCATTCGTAGCTGCACTAAATGATGGTGTTTTTCTATTGCCTGAATATGTAGGTGCGTGTGCTGATCCTGCTTCATACCATCCTGCATGAGATGCTTGTGTATCTGTATATGCTGGTGTTGAAGTACTAGAACCATTATTAGTCATAAGACCCATAACAACTGCACCGCCACCTGTGTTAGCAAAGTATGAATCTAGTAAGTTTTCACGGCCTACATTTGTTGTTAAATTGTCAAAGCCATCAGTCCATTTGATATTGCCATTTTTATCATAGCAAGTAAATGTGTAATGACCTTCAAGACCAACTTGATCAGCTGACCCTGCGTTTCTTGTCACGGATGCGTCTACTGAATCACCCATTCCAAATTTGTCTATATTGCTCATAATTACTCCTTTAGTTAATTCTTAATACAGCAGTGGTTGAAGTTGCTGTAGGAAATTGGATTGTAAAAGTGGATGTCGCTACCTTTTCTCCACCAAAATTTAATACTGCGACTGATGCATTTGTAGTGCTATTATATATCAAAGCGCCAGCAGCGGTAAAATTTGCAGGACTCCATGTCACATTAGCGAACGTCACATAGGCTGTATTATTACTTGTATCACTACCAATCGTAGGAGTTAAAACTTTACCCCCAGCAACATAGCCTGTACCCGTAATTTCATGGTCTGTTGTATATGCAGTAGTTTCGCTATTAATAGTAGCCGTTGCATCATACAAAGCAATCTTATATGTATAAGGCGATGTGCCTGTAAAATTCTCTAGACCTTGTAATAAATTAAGTTTAAAGGTCGTGGTTTGTGCTTGTCCTAATATCATGTTCTAACTGGAACCCTAACTTGACCAGAACGATAAGCATCTTGTCTATTCTTACCATCACCAAGTTGAATTAATAATTGCATCGCATCATCATAACGTTTTTGATACTCAGTTATAACGTCTTGCTCACCCTTCATATAGGTATAAGCTTCTAATAATGAACCGTATAAAAGAACAGAACTAAAGTTATCACCTAACCAAGTTTGTCCTCCAGCCACTGTCGTAATTGACTCAGGATAATAAAAATAATGTAGTTCAACATTGTAACTAGCATCAGGTGTCGGGCCTACGATAAACGCAGAATTATCAAACACTGCATAATATTGAGGTTCACCATAAAAATCTGAATCCGTATCTGGAAACGATTGTCTAATAAAGTTCACATCTTTATTTAATAAGTAATTATACTCGTTAGCAGCATTGATCACGGCTAAGCTAAACGTAGATAACCAATTAGTAGGTATCGCTAAATATTTATTACCTGCAGTTAATGTACCTGTTACATTCTTACGCAAAGCAGGAAGCTGCACTGAGTTATAGATACGTTGTTCTGCTTGGGTTATAAAAGTATTTATATCCGCTGTTTGAAACGTATTCTCAGTGTAGCTTTGTATCTCGTTAACTAGCTGTGTATAGTTCATTTATTACGCCATAGGGCCACGAGCTTTAGTACCTTTTGTAGCTGCACCACAACCACGGATTGTAATACCGTCTGTTTTAATAGCACGAGCAGGATCGCCTACGCTTACACGTTGTACGCCTGTCTTTGGGCTAATCTGTTGTGACTTTAGTTTATTAGGATCTTCACTAAAATGAATATCTGCATTAGGTACATTTACGGGCTGTTTATATTCTGCCATGTTAATTATCCTTTTTTCTGTGCTGCGACTTTAGCTAAACCACGACCCATTTTTTTCATGTCAGCATTAGTTTTACCACCTTTGCTACCTGATTCTTTTGGACCATTTTGAATAGCTACCTTAGCACCATCATCACCTAAATTACGACCTTTGGTTTTACCTTTTTTAGTAATACCGTCAGCTGCTGATCTATATGCCATATACTTCTCCTTATGTTGTTGTTACTGTTACTGTGCCTACATTACCTATTGCAACTAGATCATTAGGCGTTAATCCAGCATCGTTTGCTCTTGAACCACCTACAGGATTCCATCCCCATTGAATAATTCTACTACCCAATAGTGGAACACCAGTTTGTAGTGGTGAAACTCCGGTACCTGCTTCTGCTTGTAATCCATCTAAACCAGACTGATAATAACTTGGGCTATCAGGTCTTGGATCGCGTATAGCTTGTGGATCATAAACTGGATATAGACCAAGACTTAATTGAGGTTGATCTGGTTCCCAGCAAGTTTTGCATACGAGTATATTAACATTTTTGGTCTTAATAACCAATCGTTTTAACTCGGTTAATTTATATCTAAAGTTACAGCGATCACACTGGGCAATCGCATTTTTACCACTAGCGTATTTGGTTCCCATGACTAGTTTCTATAATAGAACATATCTCTAGGTACGAAGCGAACTGATGCTTTTTCACGGTCTTCATCTGCAGCTAACTGGAATGACTCATCATAAGCTGCCTTTAACATCTGTATTCTTGGTTCTGCACCTGGTAATTTTAAACTTAAATAGTAAGCCAATCCTGCCACCATAGGTGGAATAAATCTAAACGGAATATCTTCAATCGTTAGACCATTACCTGCATCTTGAATACGTCTTAATCTGTAATATACAAATTGATAAAAGTTGCTTTGATCAGGCGCTGGCCATACATTCACTGTAGGTAAGTTTTGCACATAGATTTTAGCACCGATTGCATGTGACGCGATGGCCGTATTATTTACAGCTCGGATACATCCAGTAATTGTGTTACCACTTATACCACCATATTGAATCGTTTCTTCGCCAATCTTAATAAAACCAAATTGAGCTAAGCCCACAGTTGAAGAAAGAGTTATAGTATCGTCTGCAGTTGTATCAGTAGCAGTTAAAGTTTCTGCTAATAAAAGATCCGTAGGACTTGTCATACCACTTTGTCTATTAATCCATACTTGGATAGGACGACCTGTAGCATTTTTATTAGGGATTGTAAGATACGTAGATTCAGAAATACGATTAATATTAATGTCTTGTTGAGTAGAACCTGAACCTGTACGGGTTACCATATCTAATAAATCAATCGTATCCACAGGTAATGGATACATAATCTGACCTTGATTTAACGTGATTTGACCTGGTTCAATGGTCCACATATTAATACCACGATTAGCCCATTCAGCTGTCATAATATTAAGTGAACGACGTGCAGTTCTTAAGTCGTACCCAGTACGTAACTCTTGACCACAACGTTCAAACGCATCTTCAACTAAGTTATTTAAATCTAAGTTAAAGGTCGAGGTACCTGAAGTTAATTCAGCCATTTATTTTTTTCCTTTAGGAAATCCTGCCTTCATATTTGCATATGCTTCTGGCGTAATGGTAGATTTTGATTTTGATCTAGAAATACCTTTTTCTTTACGCTTATTTATATTTGCATATAATCCTACAGAACCACCTTTTTTATATAGTTCTACTTTGTTAGGATCATCTTTACGATGAATAATCTTTTTAGCAGGCATCTTACTTGGCATAGCACCAGGTATTTTAGTTTTCTTAATTGCGCCCATACCTCTACTCGCTCTCATTAAATAATACGTCCTCTTGATTTACCACGAACTGCGATACCGTTAGCTTTAGCTAATTGAGAAACTTTACCACCTTTAGCATATTTCTTAGCAGGTTTTTTAGTTGGTAATGGGCCCATATCATTTTCTGTAGGAGGCTGGATTTTACCTTCATGTAAATTTTGCCAAGTTTTTTCAGCATTCTCTGCTTGTGCTTTTTGAGCTGCTTCAGTTTCTTTTTTTAATCTATCTGCTGCTTGTTGGTTTGGATCTGCCATGATTAACACATCTTTCCTTTAGTTTTACCACGAACTTCAATACCACCGCCACGTGCATATAATTTAGCACCGCGTTTTGATTTAGTTTGAACAGGATGTTCACCTTTAGAAGCTAGACGACCACCTTCTGCATAGCCTTTACACATACCACCTTTTTTAAGTGTTAACTTAGTGCCTTTGCTACCTTTGTGTTCTTGAGCATCATGTTGTTTGAATGCTTTTTTGATCATAGCCTTATCTTGAGCCATGTCCATTTTTGTATCTTCTTTCATATCTGATTTAGCCATACCGCCTCCTTTAAATTTTTTACCTTTATCGGCAGAAAGAAACTCTTCACCGACGCTTTGTTTGATACCAACTTTCTTAGCAAACGCAGGATTTTTAGCTACGGCTGCCATTAAATTATGTTGTTTTTTAGATACACTAGGCATACTAATCTTTCTTATTTCTATCAATAAAATTTGGAAATTCTTCGTTGTCTTCTACTTTAGTTTCTACTTCAATAGCTTCGATAGCAGCTTCTGTAGCTTGCTCTGTAACTTCTGTAGTAATTGTTTCATCAAGTAATTCCTCTTGTTTTTTATTTTTCTTAGCCATAAAGACCCTTTCTATAAAAGCTTTCATATTAATTCCTATTTAAGCCAGTGTGTCACTATCCAACTAATAATTGCTGATCCAACACCTGCAATAAATATAAACGCTTTCCAACCACCTTTGATTTCATTAAGTGTGTTCTCAATGGCATCAAGTCTTTTTTTCAATTCATTCATATCTTCCATGAGAGTATCCACATCTGTTTGAATATGTTTAATTTCTACACCGTGTTCAGCTAATTCGCGTTCTGTACTCATTTACAATTCCACCTTTTTAAAGAAGCAGCCTTACGAGTAGGTCTACCTTTTTCATCTTTCATAGGACCTGGCATACCAGACATACGTGCACAAAATGATCTCTTACGAGGGCCACCTTGTGGTTGCGGTGCTTTTAAATTTGATCCTGTTGCAGCATTATATTTAGCACGACCTTTAGCGGTAAGACCTGCACCTTTTGATACAGGGAGCTTCTCACCACGTCCAACTGCTAAGCTTGGACCTTTTTTCTTACTAGCCATAAATTAACATCACTGAATCAACGTTAGTAATAGCAGCGTAAACACCTGTACGTGCTCTAATACCTTCACCTGGAAGTAAGAGATAGTAAGTGCCTTGATTAGCCGCTGTTGGAGTACTAACTGTAGCTAATGGAATACCGCTTGTATTTGATCCGTCATATAAAACTACAGTACCTGCAAGAGCTGCAGAAGTTCCGTAAATAGCTTTGATACGGCAAGGACCTAATACAGTAGCTTGTTGAGTCTTAAATGTATTACTTGAGCCTAGTGGTTGCGTTACTAGTACATCGGTTTGCATCATAATTTATTCCCCTTGTGGTTCTTCTGTATCTAATCTTTCCACTAATGCAGTATATGCATCGATGGCGCCTTGAGATGCTGTAACAAAACTAGATGCTTGATTACGCTCTGCCTCAAGACGCTTGATCTCAGACAAAAGAAACTCTTTTGTAATTTCCATTATTGTGCGTTAGAAACCATTAAGTAGTAAGGAGTGCTACCAACCATAATCTTGATTGTATGAGTCACTGCCGCTGCTGTCTTAGCTGGAACTAATGCTGAAGGTAAGTTAAAGAGGTTAGTAATAGCACCTGTAGTAGCACCAGAATCTGTTACTCTAATAAATGATGCTGTAGCTGGAACTGTAACACCTGCACCAAAGTTTGTATCAGCTTGAATAACTGATAGTGTACCTGTTTGAGCTGTTTGTGTACCACCTAAAGTAGCTCTGATTGCATTACCTGCACCAGAAATCTTACCTGAACCATCTACTTCTAAAGAAATATGAGCACCATTGATTGTGCCACCTACAGCTGCTGTAGTTGTAGTAACTACTGAGAAAGCTCTTAATGTTTCGCCAGAACCTGCTGCTGTAAATGTTAATTTGTCATACATTAAACGAGTATCACCTGTTGTAGCAGATGTTGTACCGTAAGATGCATTGATATTTTGTGCTGTTGTTACTGTGATTGGGCTTGTAGCTGTACCGCCAATAAAGCCATTTTGAGACGACACTGGGCCGCTAAACGTTGTTAATGCCATGATATTTTTCCTTCATACAAAGTTAAGCTTATCCGTCTTGTATGCGTCTGCCGGGACAGTCTGATAAGCCGGGTAACCCGGATTCCCAAATAATACCTGAATTGATACTATTTGCAAGCATTATAGCACAGAATAAAAAGAAAACCCCTATTTCTAGGGGTCTCAGTCGTACGTTTTTTATTACTTATTCATCACGTACATAGTCACTTCAAAGCCAAATCTCATTTCAGTTGCTGCTGGTTTTGTCCATTTTGACATAGTAATTCTCCTTAAAATTTTCGTACACACCATGTGTACAGTTGTCAATATATTACTTTTTTGACTTTAATTCTTACGTAAAACCATGAAAACAGGGTAAAGAAAAAGGGCCTACGTTTTAAGTAAGCCCTTTTAGTAGTACGTAGCCAGTTGCTAATTAAGCACCTGGTGAACCCCACATACCGAGAGGATCTGACCAACCAAAGCTGTAACGTTCACGAGCTTTGTAACGTACGTTACCTGTATCAAAGTCACCGTCCATAGATGTTGATAATGGAATACGTTCAAAGTGTTTCATGCCGTTAGGAACATCAGTTGTTAAGAAGTAAGCGTTGCTATCTGTTAAGAAGTGGTTAATTGTGTAACCTTCTGGGATAGAACCGTTGTTCTTAATCGCGTTGATGTCATTGTCAGCTGTTGATACACGTAATTCAGTTTCTAGCAAGCGAGTTGCAACGAATTGCAATGCTGGTGGAACAACTAATTTACGTGGTTGAGCAGCGATCAAGAGACCACGCTCATCAGTCCAAGCAGCAATTTGAATAACTGCATTTTCAAGAGCAGTTTCATTTAAGTCTGTTGGAGTTGATTGAGTGTTGCTGTTTGAACCGCCACCAACAAGTGGGTGAGCTGTGTTGAATAATGAAACGCCATCACCACCGTTGTAAGAACCAGAAGTGTTAAAGCCATTATTAAGAACAGAAGCTGCCTTAACTTGTTTTGTGTATGCCATAGCGCGAGCTAAAGCTTTTGTGTAACGTGCTGATAATGTGTCATACAAGTTATCTTCTACAGCTTCTTCAGTTAAGCTGAAGCCAAGAGCGATAGTTTGATGATTGTATCGAGCTGTCCAAGCTTCTTGAGCATTGTCATAAGCGATTGCAGTGCCTTCGTTTTTGACTGGTGCTGCTGAGAAACCTGAAAGTTTTGTTTCTTCTTCGAATGAACGTTCTGATGATTCTGTTTCATAAATCTCTTTATGTTCTTCACCGTAACGTTTGTATTCTAGACCAAATAATGCATTTAGTCCTGGTAATAGCTCTTTAAGGAGCTGTGCGCGTGAAATTGCCATGTTATTTTCTCCTTAGTTAAGCTGTGGCAGTGCCAAGTGTGTTAAGTTGTTGATGCCATGTACCATTAAACTTAACGATAACTTCTGAGTAATAACCAGTAGTTGGATCGACAGTTTCAGGAACAAGAGCAGTCACTCTGAATAAGAATGTTGCGTCAGCAGCAGCAGAAGTACCATCAACAGATGAATTGATATTACCTGTTGAAGCACTGCCTGTACCTGCAACACCTTTAACGTTTGTATTTAAAATAGTACCTGCTACTGGAGTAATCGTTTGATTATTGCCTGTAACTGCTACTTTAAATTCAGCAGCTGGATCATTAACAACATAAGCAATAACGTTAGTTACGCCTGTTGCTGGTGCATATTGAGCTTGCACTGTTTGACCAGATGAATTTGTATATTGTACACCTACACAAACACCGACAGCGTAAACGCTTGTGCCGTGAATGTCTGCAGCAGATTGTACTGTGCCGCCTGCGACGAAAGCCAATACTTGACCATTGTAAACAGCTTGACCAGATGTAACAGGGTACTGATTAGTAGCACCTGCATATGGCATGCCGTCAAAACGGTTGATTGGTTTAAAGCCGTAGGGAGCGGTAACTGATGGATAAGCCATAGTAATCTCCTTAAATATTTATATTAATTGCCTTTACCGAATGATGTCGATGACTTCTTGTCCGCAAACAATGGCATACGAGGATCATTCTGTTTCATAAAGCTGTTATCAACGGCTTGTTCTTGTTGCTTAGCCTGATTAATGTAATAATCATTACGTTGAGTAACGAACTCTTCTGGGATCTTGCAAAGTAATAATCCACCAATTTCTACACCGTCTTTAAAACGGGAGTTTTGGTCGACCATTAACTTCATTTCAGGGTGGTCCGCTAATTTAACGGGTTCCCATCCTTCACGCATTCTTGTAGAAACGTTTAGGTTATCAGCTTCGTTTAACAAGCTAGTTCTAATCCAACGATAAGCCCAACCAGGTACCTTCTTAAATTCAGGTAGTAATGATGCAGGTTTCCAGCTATCTGGTCTTACAAACTCACTTCTTGTTTCTTGTTCACGATCTTTTCTGTTATCCATTTGCGTTCTCCAATTTTAAAGTTTCTCTTGCATATTGCTCCGGTGTTAGACCAAATTTCTTGGCTAACGCTACTTGTGTCTTCGTCAGACGCACTTTTTTAGGCGCGGTGCTACGCGTTGCCGGGGCAACTACAGTCGAAGGTTTTGTGCGCTGGGCGGGTGTTTCCTCGTCTAGCGTTGCATCCCCAAAGTATTCTGGGAATCGTTTTTGCATCGTACTATCAATACGACGGTAATATTCGTCAGATGTAGGATTTACTCCACTTCTAACCAATTTTTCATGTAAGCCTAATGCAAGGCTTGTCATCTCTTCATCAGATCCAAACCATTCATTTTTTTCCTGCCAAGCTGCTGCTTTTGGATCAGGCTTAAATGCTTGTGTTTGAGGCTGTTGTTGTAATTGTGGTATATATACCTCATTTTGTTCGTCTTGTAAAGGACTTTCGTATTGAGGTCTATAATTTTGAGCTTGAGACAGCCTTAACTGTGCATCATTCATCTTTTGTTGAGCTTCAACAATTTGATCTGTATTACCAGAATCATAAGCTTCACGATATTCTCGTTTAGCTAAACTAAGCTGATGCTCTAATCCACTCTTAAGTGTTTCAATATAAGTTGCTTCGCCTGAACTTAATGTAGCTTTTAGCTTCTTATTATCTTCTGCAATCTTTTGAGCAAATTTAATAGCCTCTTCACGCTCTCTATCAGCAGCTTCTTTAGCACGTCTTTCGTCATGCCAAACTTTTTTAAGCTGCGCCATTCTTTGTTTAACTCTTTCAGAATAGTCATCGAGCGTATCTTTTTCGATTTCATCAACTACCTCTTTTGGTAAAGGCTCACGACCTTTATCTTGTGGAGGAGTATCGTCTTCTATCTCAAGGTCAAAATCTTTAGCTTCAACCTTTGGCTCTGCCTTCACTTCTCGTTTAGGCTCGGCTTCTTTAATTTCTACTTCATCTGTTTCAATAGCAGATTTCTGATTCTCCGGAATTTCAACGTCATCTGGATATTCAAAAACAATGCCATCTTGTTTTACAGTAGCCATTTATTTCTCCTTATGCGCGAGTGTAGCCGCGTGGGTCTAAAACCACACCTTCTACAGTATCGTCGTTAATAATGCGGAATTCTCTTCCGTGGATTTTAAATCTAGTACCTGCATATGCACGTGTTAAAATAAAATCACCCTCTTTACACCATGGACCAGTCGGGAATCTTGACTCGTCTTTGTAACATAGATCACCCATTCTAACTACAAACAGTACTACAGTTGAATGTTCTTCTACATGTTTTGTTTGGCCAGCTTTCACTAGACCACTTTCATATGTATCCGCTACTTCTGGAATAGCACATAAAATTCTATAGCCTTTTGGATCTGGCAGTTGTAATCCTCTTTCTTCAATTGGAATATTTTCTGCTTCTACTTCTTCTACCTTTGGAATAACAATCGGTCGACCATTTGCATCTACCAAATTCTTATTCATTGTGAGTATTTGATCACTCATCGTCATAAGTCTCCATCGTTTTTGCAAGGTCTTTTAGTATTGATTCTGCAGTAGCCAGACCCTGAATAAAGCCTACTGAGTGTTGATATTGAGCGAAATCTTTCGATGCCCCATCAATAATTCCTGTTTCTATTGTTTTGCGTCTATCAGCTATTCGAGACAATAATAGCTCTAGCGTTGGTTCCATATGTTACTCCTGTGGTTTTTGTTGATTCCTTTGCGCTTCTACTTGTTTGGCTTGAACGCCAACTTGTTGTTCACGAATATCAAATTCACGATTAGATTTAACTGCATCAATACCTAATTTAGTTCCTTCGACAAATTGTTTAGCTTCTAAATCTTTAGCACTCTTCACAGATTGTGCACCTAATGTAGCGCCTGCAATTCTTTCTTGTGACTCAACACGCATCTTGTCAAGTGCAAGTCTTGCATGTTCAATCTCAATATCAGCTTGTGTTTTTTGCTGTTTGATTTGTAAGTCTTGTGCTTTTAATGCTAACTCTTGTTGTTGCATTTGGATGAGCGGATCTTGTTGCTGTTGTTCAATTTGTTTTTGTTGAACTTCAGATTGATCTTTAGCTAATAATTTAGATGCAGCAGCTGCCATGAGTTTAGAAATTTCAACTTCAACATCTTCTGGTAATACTTCATCTAAATCAGGAAGCGGTACACCAAGTTGTTCTTCAATTTGTTTTCTATATTCAAACGCAATATGTTCATTAATATGTGCCATCGCTGCAGCTTGAATAGTTTGTGCTTGAGGATTTTGGCCTACTAATTCTAAGATTTTTGGATCTTGCATAGCAGCCATATGAACTTGAATATGTGCTTGATGATCTTGATAGATAAATGCTTTAACAGGCTTACCATTAATGATCGCCATATTTTCTGTTACA